CACGTAAGCAGCCGCAGGTGCAGGAGCCCCCGAAGGTAGGGCCTACCCCGCCGAACCCCCCGGCAACGGGGAGCGGTGCGGCACCCGCTGTGGCTCCCGCTGCGCAGCCCGCAGCCATTATGTTGCCGCGGCTTGCCGGGGATATGACCCCGTTGCCCGGTGCGGTACCTGTCCCGGACTTGGCAAACCCCGGCATGGGCGCGGCCCCCACGGGCGCGGCCCAACCTGTCATTGCGCCTGTAGGCGAGGGCGGCATGGTGCCGACAGCGCCGACTGAGGAGCCGGGTTTCTGGAGCAGCTTCGTCAACGGAATGAAGGACTTCGCCTCGGATATGACGCCCCCGCCCGCCGAGCTTGCCGAGCTTTCTCAGCAGGCTGCGGAGAGCATGGCGGCGCAGGATAATGCGGTCGATCAGAGTGGCCTCTCTCTTGCCGATGTCACCAATGCCGCGTTCCTGTCCGCCCTGAACCCTGAGTTGTTGAACCTGTTCTACAACTTCGGACGCGATTTCACTACGGCTTTCCCCCGTGCAGTACAGGCGACAATGGGGGGGAATCCGCTGCAAGTTCCTCCAGTCTTGCCGGGGCCGGGTGGCATCCCGGTGCTGGTGCCGTAGGAGGTGCGCACTATGTCGCAATCCCATGAAGAAGAACAGGCGATACTGTCTCAGATTTACGACCCGCGGTACCAGCAAACCATGTTCCTTATCGAGCAGGCGATGCGGGACGTATCGGCATTGCCCGATGTGCCCGCGTCGTATCCGAACACATACGATACTGACCTTCTGAGACTGATTGATTCCGTACCCTTGGAGTAATTATGGCATCGTCTACATCCAACGTCACTCCCATAAGCTCTCAGGTTAAGCCCTTTGAGATGCCGGATTACAACTCTGCCCTCAAGCAAGCCATGTCCACGGCGAACATGATGGCGCTGATGTACCGGAGAATGTACGGCGGCGGGGGGCGTGGGAAAGGCGCATGGCATTATGAGATTGACCCTACGGCACCGAATGGATTCCGCAGGGTCTGGGTCGAGGGCGGCACTGACAAGGAACGGAAGGCGTACCTTGAAGCGATGCGCCGTGGTGCCGCAGTCAAGGCCCTGCAAGACCCGGAAGTTGCCAAGCTGCGGGCGGGCATGGAGAATATGTCCGTCCACAAACAGAAGCAGATTCTGGACGACATCCGGCGCAACCATGTCGAGCGGTTGTCAAAGCAGTACCAAGTCCCTGCCAACGACATCCTGCAAGAACTCGGCACAGCGGACGCCCAACTCGATAGCCAGCTTAAAAAAATCAATGCTGACTCCGGGTTCTGGAATACGTTGTGGGATGCCGCTTCGCGGGAATCAACGAAAATAGCCGATGCTATTACTGGCGTGGGCGAGGATGCCCGTGCCGAATTTGAGCGCGGCAAGCTGCGCTTGGAGAAATACCAGCAGGCTACGGAAGAGAACGCCTACCTGCGGGAACAGCAGCTTCGTGAACAGGAGGGGGAAGGATTCCTCTCCCGCCAGACCGGGCCGGGCAGCAGCTTCCTCGGCATGATGGGCAGCTTAATCGGCGGGCAGGCTGCGGACACGGGCGCACCGCTTGCCGGGATGGGAGCTGGTGCCGCCGCTGGTACAGCTACCGCAGGGCCTGTCGGGGCTGCCGTAGGCGGCCTCATTGGTGCGGGCGCAGCGGGCTCACAGATTGAGAAGATCAACTTCATCGACCGTGTGGTTGCCGACCCCAACCTGACGGACGAACAGAAGATTGCCGCTATTGAAGCGGGCTCAGGTTCCGCGCAGCTTATGGGCGGCGCACTGAATGCCCTCCCACTGAACCTCGCCCGCGTAGCGGCACCCGTGCGCAATGCTGTAGCCCGTGCGGGCATCGGTAGATTGGGGCGTGAATTTACTGAGGCAGGCGGCGGTGCCCTCGGTGAGCAAGTCTTGCGGAATGCCGCTGCCCGCCGTGCAGAGAACATTGCCAACGAGAGCTGGCTCCGTACCTACGCCACCCGCGCCGTTCCGCAGGCGGCAGTGGAGACGGGGCTTGCGAATGTTGGTACGGTGGTTGGACAGAATGCGATCTTCAACGAGGCTACCGGACAGGACACCCCGTTGTCTGAAGGCGTCGGGGAATCTGTCGTCGCCTCGGTTCTGGGCGCTCCTTTCTTTGGGGCGTTCAATGTCCGCAGCTATCCACGCCGTAACAATTCCGGCAACACCACGGGGACGCGGCAGACGGGGACTGATGCCAGTGCTGCCGGAACCGCTGCGCCGAACCCCGGCTCTGTACCTCCGGGAGACGGGGGCGCAGCGTCAGCGGTATTTAACCAGAGCACGTATGACCGCTCGTTCCGTTCCGGGTTGAAGGAGTATTTCCGCAAGAACCGCAACTTCAATCCCGATGATGTGCAGAAAGCCTACACTGCCAACGGCATGTCCGTTGACCAGTACAGGGCGTTCGTGGATACGCTGGAAGCCGAGGGCTTCAGCAAGAAGGTTGTTGACCGCCTGCGGGAATCGTTTGTCGAATCTCCGATTACGAACAGGGAACGTGCCCTCTACGACTTCACGTCAAAGATCACAGCGGAGACGACCCCTGCTGAAGTGGATGCCGCATTGCAGGCATACTTCCAAGCGGGCGGCACCCCTGAGATGGTGGAGCGGTTCCTGAAGGACGGCAGCCTTACGCCCAAGCGCCGGGACAAGAACACGTCTCTGGTGGATGTCAATGCGAAACGCTTGAAGAATTTCCAGCGTGCCCACATAAACGAAGGGTTACTCCGCAACAAGGAAAATGGAGCGACAGTCAATGGCGAAGCAAGCGGAAACGCAGGAAGCGGCGCGGAGCAGGCGGCTTCCTTCATGGGAAGCGATGGACAGGCAAGAACGGGAAGCCCTGATGCAGCAAATACTGCAAGCAATAGCAGAGTGGCGACCGATACCGGAACGCCTGATGCAGCCCCTGCCGACAGCCTTGCTCAAGAAGCTGCTCGACGCGGTGAACCAGTTGAAGGCGGAAGGACTGGCGGGGCCGCACAACCGGGCGAACGACAGAATCAAACGGCTGAAGTCCTTGTTGAACCAGCGGGGACTGGGCGGGGAACGGGAGCCGACAGCGGACGAAGTGGTGAACCAGCAGCCGCCGGAAGTGCGCAACCAGATACTGGCGCAGGAATCCGCACTGGTGAAGGAATCGGAAGTGCGGGCGTTGCAGGAAATGCAGAAGGCGCTGGCGCGCAGCAACAACCCGCTGGTCGGCGTATAGACCTGCCTGATGGCGCGACTACGGATGTGCGGCCCGCTGAGGTTCGCCCGTCCAGCAGCAACACGCCCATCGACATGACGAACGCCACGTTCGACGTGGTGCCGAAGGAAGTCCGGGAGCGTGCGAATGTAGCGCCCGTCACGACCAGCAGCAAGATTGACGCGCTTCCCGATGAGTTCTGGAAGAAGAACTACAATGCCAGAATCAAACCGGAGAATGCGCGGAACAAGGCGTGGGAGCTGCTTATCAGCGACCGCCTGAACCAGTTGATGCCGGATGCCGCGAAGAAATTCAGCAAGGCTGAAACGAAGCTGCTGAACGCACTCCATGATTCGGGCATCGCCACGCCGGAACTCCCGGATTCCATCTGGGATACCATCTATGAAGCGCAGTCCATGACGCCGGATGTGTCGCCCATTGATATTGTTAAGGCCGAACTGAACTCCTATGAGTCCGGTTACAAGGTAGCCGAGAACCCTGCCTGCTGAGGAAGTTATGTTTTGTCCTGATGATGCAGAAATCTTCGCGTCCACCAGACGCCCGCATGGAAACGGTGGGGCCTTTGGCACCATGCGGCACACCGTTGACCCTGCACAGACACGCGCTCTGACGTTGGAACAGATTGCTAGAGATGCCTATGAGCACGCCACCTACATGAGCGACCTTGGCGGAAGCATCAGCAGTTCCTACACGACGACGATAAGCCCCACGACTGCACGCGACCGCAGGGAAGTGCGCGGGCTGGCCCGTGATGTCGTCAAACTCATGGACACGGCGCGGGATGCGCAGGCTGAACGGATGCAGAAGTGGCAGGAGAACCTTCGTGCCGTCAGTCAGACATCCGTCAACGAGGTAAGCAAGTGGGCGAACTTCGTAACGGCAACAACCCGCAAGCTGGTCAACGCCCGCGCCGACATCAACCTGTGGGCGCAGACGTACCTTGGCGAGAACGACAGGGCGAACGTGAACAACAGCACCCGCATGGCCTTTGAGCTCATGGAACCGAAGATTCAGGGGACGCTGCAAAAGTTCACCAAGGCAATTGAGGAAGTCAACGAACAGCTCAAGCCCATTGCGCAACGCACCGGGTACACTGTCGATGAGGTCGCCACCATCTTCGGAGACTACGCCAACTGCCAGATGATGCCGGAAATCAACCAGCTCCTTCTGGATCGCTGGCAGGGGGAGATTGCAGCGGAACGGCTGCGGAACAGGGGGGACGAATCCAAAGTCCGTATTGCACAATTGCAACACAAGATCGAGAACCTCTCTGCCAACCTGAACAACCCCAACCCGAAACGGGATTTGATCTCCGGTGGGTATACCAATGCCGAGGCGCAGCAGTTGCAGCAGCGCATTCTGGACATGGGGTTCACGAAGGAAGAGATTGAAGCATGGACTGCGGACTTTCGGGAGCGCGGGTATCGCGGGATTCTTGAGGCGCGTGTGCAGGCCGGGCTGGTATCGCCCGAAGTCCTGCGGTCGTTCCCGGATTTCCAGTACCACCTCCCGGTCAAAACCAAGTTCGACAACATCACGGGTGCCGTCAACGACGCGGCGCTGTACAGCCCCGGAACCTACGGTGAAATCAAAGGGCGCATCAACAAGCCCGACAGTGCTTATTTCACCGTGCTGAACTACGCCCGCCGTGCAGCCAACGAGATCGGGATGCAGGACTTCACCCTGCGCATGGCAGCCGCAGCAAAGGATGCGGAAGTATCCGGAAAGAACAACGGGCTGTTAATGTTCAACGTGGCTCAGTTGAAGCAGTGGAAGATGAACGGAGAACCGCAAATCCGCCGATGGGCAGAGAACTTGGAAGAACGCGGGTGCCTCATTGCCGACATCCCTAGCCAGTTCGACCCACAGACCGGGGAACCCATCGGCTCCACCAAGATGCTGGTTACGTTCGACCCGAACTGGAAAGACCCCAAGACGGGCCTTACGGGTATGCAGTTGAACGACGCCCTTGTTGCGGCACCAAAGCACGCCACCTCGTTCGGCAAAGGCGTCGCCCGCTGGACAAGCCGCACCGGGCAGTTGTTCACCCGGTTCCGTCCTACCTTTGCTTTCATCAACTGCGGGCGCGACCTCATGATGCGGTCAACGGGGATGCTGGCCCGTGACTACTACCGCCCTGACGGAACAATGATTGCCGGGTCGTCACTCGTATCGAACTATCTCACGAACACGCCCCGCGCCGCCCGTATGCTTATGGATACGCTGGTGCGGGATACTGCCGCACCGGACTCCGATGCCCGGCGGCTGTGGAATGAATACGTGAGCGCGGGGTTGCACCAGCAGTACACCCGTGGGCAGAATGAAATCCGGCGCACTCTTGCGGATGTCATTGAGGCACGGGACAATCCCACGGGGTTTGTTCGTAAGTACCTGACAAATCCGAAAGACCCCAAGGGGAAGAAGTTTGCCGAGATGCTGAACGGGCTCGGCGACCGCAAGGATCAAGCCCTTGCCGTACTGGATGGTTGGAACGATTACTTCAACAATATCGCCAGCTTCAACCAGTTCGTCACCCTGCGTGACGCCGGGTTGAGCGTGGACAGCGCGGCGCACGCTACGCTTGAGATGATGAACCTCTACCAGCGCGGGACGGCAACGCCCGCTCTGCAATGCCTCTACCCGTTCATCATCCCGACGATGCAGGGTGCCGCAAACATCATGCGGACGATGGGCTTTGTGCCGGATCAGCGCGGCGTGTACCGCGCCACCCGCAAGGGGATGCTCACTGTGGCTGGCCTTGCCGGGGCCTACTCCATGTTGCTTCCCATCATGAAGGATTCAATGGGCACCGACGAGAACGGCAACAGCTACTTCGACGCAATGAGTTTGTCAGAGCTTCAGCGCGGCATTCCCATTGGCCTTGGCGACGGGGACTACATCAAACTGCCGCTCGACTACGGCATCCCCCAGATTGTCGCCACGATGATGGTTGGTGCCGACAGGGTGGAGCGCGGGCTGATGGCCCCTGCCGACTACGGGTTTGAAATGGTCTACACCCTTGTCAAGAATATGTCGCCCGGCAACTGGCCTGAGTTCTCCATGACCGAGAACCCGATGGCTTTCTTCACGCAGGCGTTCATGCCGCAGTTGTTGAGCCCCTTTGCCGAATCCGTCACCAACACGGGTTGGGCGGGGCAGAAGCTGACATGGGCGGAACGTGGCGGCACCAAGGCAATGGCGGATCAGGGTTCGTCGTCTACGCCCAAGTTCTACCATGATGCGGCAAAGTACCTGTACCGCAACATGCACGGGCCAGACCTTGCCCCTGAACAGATTCAGTCCATCATCGAGGGCTTCGCCACGGGGCCATTCCGGTTCATCAAAGGCTGGCTAGAGGGCGACACCCCGCGCAAGCATGGAGCACAGCCGCCCGCGTCCGAGCGAATGGGCGAGTTCCTCTCCACCCTCGGCGGGACGATGCTGTTCGGCACCGTCAACAACGCAAGCCAGCGGCTGTTCTACCGTGCCCTTGACGCATACCAAGCGGAGCTGCGCCGGGCCGGGGTGAAAATGACGGACACCAGCTACAAGAACGACCCGGACAAACGGATGGATTACCAGCGGGCGCAGCTTGAATCCATCGGATGGGATGAGGACAAGATTCAGGACTGGTTCGTTCTCGATGCGGCACTGCGCGCCAGAAAGCGTGCGGACTCCGAGATGGGCAAGAGGACGAAAGCCATCTGGCTGAACTCCGATGATTCGGAAGAACTGCGTTCTGCATTCGATGAGCTTGCAAATCAAACGAGTTCCATTTACGATGAAGCCGTTGCGAATCTTAACTTCTACGCGGGTGCAAGATGATCCTTCGGCTTACCCAAGACATGACCCGTCTGGCCCTTCGGATAAGGGACTCGTGGGAGGGGCGGCAGCTTACGGACTGGCAGCGTCTGCAACTGCTCATCCTCCCCGGACAGCGGGACATGATGGATCAATGCGGGCCTAACGGGTCTCCTTGGATTCTTACCGGGTGCTGGCCCGGCAAGCGTACCAACGTGGATGTCGCCAACTGGAGGCCGGATTTCCCGGCCCTCATCTGCCCCGCCTTCACGCTGGACGCTGACGGTGCGGTTGTCTTCCGCATAGACGATAGGATTCACAACTTACCGCCCGGTCGATACACGGGAGCCATTCGTGTAACGCCAAGGCAGGTGCCTCCTTACGACCCGCACGATTTGTGCGGGTCATCCTGCAAACCCTTGCCGCCCGGCCCGGTGCTCAAGCCATTCCCCATCAAGCCGGATGGGAAAGTTATCCCCCCCGAATATCTTGTCGGGGCGCAGGACTGCAACGTAGACTTCTCCACACCGCCACCGCCGCCCGCGCCGCCGCCATACTGCATACTGGCAGAGTTTGACATTGACCTTGGGCCAATGTGCGTTGACCATTTTATTGATCAGGCTTCGGTAGATTTCTCACTGGCTTCATGCGGAGATGAATGATGGCAAAACATTTCGATTGTAGAACCCCCGGTGCCGTGCCGCCGGAAGGCGTGATGTATATCCCCGTCCCGGTCGATGCCGTGGACGGGCAGTTGCTTATCTATGACAGCTCATCCCCCTGCCTTGTGCGGTGGGGTTGTGTTGCCAAGGGTGAGAAGGGCGACACGGGCGCGATGGGCGCGCAAGGCCCGCAGGGTAAGCAGGGCTTGCAGGGTAAGCAGGGGAACCAAGGCGTGCCCGGCCCGGCGGGGCCGCAAGGCCCGCAGGGTAAGCAGGGCGAGCAGGGCGTGCCCGGCCCGCAGGGGCCTCGTGGCAACACTGGTGCCCGTGGTGAGAAGGGCGACAAGGGGGATAAAGGTGACACTGGCCCGCAAGGTATTCGCGGTTTACAGGGCATCCGAGGCGAGAAGGGGGATCAGGGAGAGAAGGGCGAGACGGGCGCGACTGGCCCGATGGGGCCTCGTGGCGAGCGTGGGTTTAAGGGAGAGACGGGCGAGCGCGGCCCGAAAGGTGAGAAGGGAGACAAGGGAGATCGCGGCGAGCCGGGGCCTGAAGGCCCGATGGGGCCGCGTGGAAGGGATGGAGCTCCCGGATTGCAAGGCCCGCAAGGGCCTGTAGGCCCGGCGGGGCCGTCCGTCCACAGCAAGTTGAGCAACCTCGACTATGAATCCAGCGGGCATACCGGGTTCGCCTCGGCACAGATGGTCGATGAACTCTGGAACTACATCACCCTGCTGGAGAACCGCATCAATGATCTGGAACGGCGGCTGGCATCATGATGCAGATTGAATACTTCGTCACCTACCTAAACGGCAGACTTGAGCCTGAAGGTACAGACTTGCCAATCTGCAACTCAGCGGTTGCCGATCTGCTGGCGCTCATGCCGGATGAAGACGACTATATTTACCTTGCGCTCAAGGGGGATTCGCACTATGAAGTTGTGCGGGCGTACAACGCTGGCGGTACTATCCTCATTGAGCGGGCGCAGGAAGGGACGACTGCCGTACTGCATCACTACGGCACATGCGTTTCCGCAATCTCTCCTCTGGTTGCGGCTGTAGTGAAAGACTTGATCTGCAACTATACCTGCTGTGAGGAAGAGTGCCCGTGCGACCCCGTCGCATTCGGCGGCGCATCGTTGCCCGACTTGCAGGAGGGTGTCGTATGGGAAGGTGCCGTGGTATTCTCCGGCGACCTGCCCATGACCATCGGCATCAGCAATGCGCCCGGCTGGATGGAGGCCACGACCTCGAACAACATCATCAAGTTGTCCGGTACGCCGACATCCAGTGAGGCCGTACACTTCAGCGTAGCGGCAACCAACTGCAACGGAACGCACATCGTTACGGAATCGCTTACCATCAATGCCAAGCAACTCCCTTAGCATTGTGTAACATATTCTTATCATGCAGGGCCAAACCCTCATGACAAGAAAACCCCCGTGTAGACTTCGCTCCAGCTACACGGGGGTCTTTTTATTCTGCCCCGGAAGGGCACCAAATTGTCGTCGAGGGTATCTCTGGTTCCCTGTATGTATCCGGCGTGTACGAAAAGGGTACATCCGTTGCATAGCAAGACGACGAATAGTTCATGTCCGTAACGGTACTGACGACAGGTAGTTCCTGTTCAACATTAGCAGGGGCATATGTGCTTATCAGTTCTGACATAAGCTCATTACCTCCACGCCAGTTAGTTCTGCTTCTTTCTCAGCTCTACCATGAAGTCGGGCCGTTCATCCAAGAGCCGCCTGAACTCATCGACCATATCCTTGTGGTAGGCATGGACGGAGCCCCATTTGCTATCCGGCACATCACGAACAGTATAACCCCGGAACTCGGACAGCATGGTCAGGAACTTGCCGATTATCGAGCACGTCCGGGTGGACGCATCGGCAAAGTATTCCCTGAGCCACGGGATAGCGGTCACGCTCTTCCAGTCAATGCTGTTGCCGAGTGCATCCCGCAGGGCGGTCGTCACAGTAGCAAGGTCAGTCACGGTATTCACAAGCTGTTCATTGCGCTGTTCAAGATTACGCTTGGCTTCCATCGCATCAGCCCATGCCCGCGCCGCCGCCACAGGGTCAGTGAAGTCAGGGATACCACTATACTGCCCCGTCTTGCGAATGGCGGGGAGGACTTCCTCGACAACCCAATCCTGAAACTTTTCTGCATTCGGAAGATTGGAACGCATAATCAAACGATACACATCCGATTCAGGGATTATGTTTACCATCACAGGCGGCATTTTTACCGAGGCTTCCCGTCCACCCAAATCAGGTGAAAGGGTGATTTTATTAGCTTTTTTGCAATGGACATTCACAGCGTTAGCCGGGTTGTCATACCCAAGCGCAGTCGCTACTTCCGAACCAACAAACCACGGCTCACCGTTGCACAAAATAACACGCAACTTACCAAATTCTTCTTTCTCAAACAGCTTAATCTCACTCATGCCAATCTCCTTTTGGGTAAAAAATTACCCCCCTCGTTATACGGTTGCGCTGACACGGAAGAAAGGTTCTTCCCACAACAGTAAACAAGGGGGGTAAATATTATAAGCTCAGTCTTTGTATGTCCCGTGTCAGTGGAACAAAAGCACAATGGCATATATCGCCGGGCTTGTCAACCATTATCTCCACACCAGTTCCGGCCCTGCATCCGATGCTTTCTGCCCATGCAGCTTGCACCTCAGCTCTTCCACTTCCTGCTGGCACTTGTACTGGCTCGCCCGAAGGGTCATGTTCTCCGTAGACAGGAACGATATGCGATCATTCAGTACCCGTATCCGTTCATCACGTTCTTCGAGTTCGCCATTGAGCTTGGCCCGCAGAGCTTCACACTCCTCCCGTGCCGCCACCAGACGCTGTTGCAGAACTACTGCGGTATGTTTGTAATCCGATAAGTCCTTCTGCAAACGCATAACATAGCCAGCCAAGTCGTATGTGTCGTCATTCGTCTGCATCATCTGCTCTCAGGATGTAGATGTGGTTGAAGCCGAATATCTTCAGTGAAAAGGCAAGGCCCTTGTTGCCCTCTTCATCAATAGCCGCATGTATTACCGACAACGTGATGCGCGACAGGGCGAAGAATACGCCCGCGACAAACACAGCCATGACGATAAAGACAATGGTCATGGCGCAGTACACGTTAAAAAGCGTCAGGTTTTCCGGCGCTGCAACGGTAAGGAGATTAAACAACAGCATGAGGCTCCCCATGAGGAGCAGAAAGAAACTGATGGTGTGCATTGTCTTACTGTTCATCTTTTTCCCTCCGCACAAACTGGATGGGGAAGTTCGCCGGGATGTACCGGAACACCTTGGAGCGTTCCCCCTGCTGGTTGTAGGGGCAGACCTTGAGGGCGTAGTGCGGCTCATCCTCATCAAAGAGCACGTCAATCACCACGGCTTCCTTTTTCGGGGTCGAATGATTCCAGCCAATGATCACATCGCCTTGTTCGTAGGGCGACGACCAATGCGCGATGTCCTTCTGGATGGTACTGATCTGCTGTGCCAAATCCACATACTGCTCCGTCAGTTCCCGCAGTTCGGTAAGAAGGAAATTCGCACGGGCGTTGTCGAATACTGACCTTTCTCTCATAGCTTTACTCCACCTTCTCTATTGGTTGTTCCTGTGTTGTGGCGAATGAATAGCCTAGCGCCGCCACCGTATTTGCTTCCAGCATGTAGCATCTCACCCTCGGCATTGAGAGGTAGGACAAGCCCCTGCCCAAGTTGCGGACTACCTCCTTAACTCCCAACCCGGAAGCCTGTAGCTTGTTGATAATAACCGAGGGGGACATATGCCGTAACCGACACCATGCCGTGAAGTCTGACTTGGATATGAACACGACGCCCTCATCCTGTATGGCCCGCACATAGATTTCCTTGGGCGGCAGGTTGATGACGTACTTGTCCCCTACCCCCTTGAAGTGCGGGTCTGCCATATGCGGCGGGCGATCCTCGGCAACGACCGTCAGCGTGTGGAGCTGGCGATCAGCCAAGTAGTCCCGGATGCTCCCTTCAAAGTCGGGGGCGTGTTGCTTCGTGCGCTTGCGGTTGTGCGGCACAAAGACTTCCAGAACCCACCGTTCCAGCGCGTCTATGTCGTAGTCGAGGAGGCCGAACTCCACAGCCCACCGAGCAACCTTCAGTGCAATAGCCAAGGGGTACCCCATGAAGCGTTCGGCGTTCTCGAACCCATGAGCGGAGCACCAGTGCTCCACCTGCTTCGTCAGGGTCGCCAACCGTTCCGGGCGTTGCAGAACCTGATACATGAACTCAGGCCCGGCTACCCCGTAGTTGTTCTTGCATTCGTCAATGCAGGCGTTGATGTAAGCCTGCACTTTCGGCATGTGTGCATACGAGGGGAAGTCGCATTCGTATTCCATCACACGCTGGAGCGAGGCATCAGAATCCCCGGCGTGCAGGGCGATGGCTTCCTTGAAGGAGCGGTTCGATGTGGCGAATGACACCGTTGTCCATGACCCGGTATCGACAAACTCCTGACCGGAAGACTTCAGCTTTTCCTTTTCCTTGCAGGCCACCAGCGTGTAAGCCAGCGAGTACATATCTTCCGGCTTCATGTCGGTGAGTTCGTCAAAGAATACAGGCAGGTTATTGAGGATGGTCATGCGCCGGGTGCGGGCCACGGTTGACGTATCGCGGGCGACGAACTGTTCCATCGGGTCGCCCCACACGCTTGCGGCGGCACGCAGGACTTGCGACTTGCCGAGCCCCGGCTCGCTTGACCAGAGGGAATAGATGGCGCTCCGGGCCTCGCCCGATCCGTACTTCATGAAGGGGGCCGCCAGCGAGAAACACATGGCGAGCTGGCCCGCAGGCTGGCGCAAGATGCGGTACATTTGCGGAACCCGCTTCCAGTTCTCAAGGTTCCCCTTCACCTTCAGTTCGTTGTCGGCAATCTTCTGGGCACCCTTTGCATGGTTCACGGCATGGAGCCCGGACGCCGTGACGACGCCCTTGCCCACGACAAACCCTGTCGTTTCCTGCCGGGTGCTCTGGTCAATGCACTTGTTCCATCCGAACTTCTGGAACGTATAGAGTTCCTCTACGTCAAAGACTACCTGTTGCAGATAAGCATTGATGAAAGACATAAAGAGCTTCCCCGTATACCCCGTATGCACGGGGAACATGCGGGCGTTGAACATCCACTTCATGATGTTCTGTTCCCCATGATCCACATCGGGGCAGAACTTTACGATCTCTATCTGCCCATTGGGATGGACAAGCTCGAACATGAAGTTCCGCTTGGGCTTGTCGTCCACCCGCTCATAGACGGAATAGAGGTAGTACAGTTGCGTCTTGCAAATGACGTGTTCCTTGTAGACGTATGCCCCTGTCGTCTCATCCTTCTCGGCAACAACATGGATCATCCCCCGCGTATCCACCTTGAAGTTCGGATGGTTGAGCGTCAGGCGGGGATGCTCCCACGTTTCCGGGAAACGCAAATGTGTGCCGTGCCCGGCAACCGCATCCACCATCGTCGCGACTTGCGCGGCGGTCATGAACTGCGGTGCGGACACGGCTTCCACATTGGCTTGCGGCGCGGGCATCGGCAGGACTGTGGGTTCCTTCGTTGCCTGCGGTGGTACAGGTACAGCCGTTGCTTGCGGTGAAGCTACGGGCGCTGAGGCGGCATTGACCGCCAGCCTGTGCAACTGCACGGGAGACTTGACCTGCCCTCTGTACTTGCACGATTGGCACAGCTCAGGGTTCATTCTTTCAAATGTGCTACAGAGGGCCGGGGCATCTTGTGCCGCCGCATAGAACTTGCGTTCCGTATCTTCAGGGGTATACCGCGCAGCATCAAAAGCGGACAACTTGTGAGCCCACTCCAAGCCGTCAACGCAGCGCCGCAATACGGACATGCCCGCGAACCAGTGAGGGTAGGACGCGAGCCCCATCACCCGGACGGCGGGGCAGCCTTGGATGATGGGCAACGCCTTTGCCGAAGGCGGTTGCGGCCCCATCCCAAGAGCCACGGCAAACGGGTCTGCCGCCTTGGTCTGAGGGGTATGGGTAGGGGCAATCGGTGCGGCTACGGCATCTTCCTTTAAGGAAGCGCCGATGAGCCGCAGAAATTCTTTGGGGTCATAATCGAAAGGTTCTTCCCGCAGAACAACGACAGGGTTGCCGCTGGACGTGTGCCGGGAACCGGGGATGCGAAGCACGCTGGCGGGGTCTTCCGCACGCGCAGGGTCTACGTCGAGCCCGTATTGCCCGCAGAGCTTATGGAAGAGACGGGCGATAGGACGCCACAGTTCAGGCGTCAGCGCCTTCGTCAACGTCCAGTAAACGTGAAGCCCCCGACCGGAGAAGACAATGAATGTAGCCTTGAGGCCCGTTGCAATCTGAAAGTCCCGCACGGCGGCAAGGGCTTCCTTCCAGTCACGATACTTGCTGTTGGGCTTGCCCGCATCAATGTCCGCCCAGAATGATTTGATCTCGTAGACATTGGCTTGCTTGCGCCCGGAAAGGACATCCTTGAAGGAGGCCAGAGCGAAGTAGCTGTCGTATCCCGCAGCAACGGCAGAGGCGCAATGCTGCATGATGGAGAACAACGAGCTGCACGGTTTCTGATCTGGATACTGGCCCTTGTTCTTGCTCAGGCCAAGAGAGAAATAGACGGGGGCAGTCCCGAAAAGGTCGGGAGCGGGTAACGAAGGGAGAACTCTCGAAAGGAAATGTTCTTGCATAGAAGTTCCTCGGCTGTGGTGCAGCCTGTTAAAAAACCTTCTTGTTCAGTGCTGTTGCGAAAGGCACCACAGTTGAACTCCGGGCGGAACTACACCCGGCAACTCCTCTCGCAACAGCCTGAGCAAGAAGGTTTTCTCAGTGAGGTGAGGAGCACATTAGCACTCCTCCCTCACCTTGTCAACTAGTAACTACCCCAACTGCGACATAAGGTTTGCAATAGTGGACTGCGTGGTGGAACTTACCATGCCAGTCACAGGCTGTCCAGCGGGTGCTGCGGTCTGCACGGGCTCAGGCTGTTCGGGAGCCGCGGCATCAACAGGCGCTTCCATCGCTTCCGGCGTGGCGGACGGGGTATTCAACGCGCCGCCCACAGAGCCCAAGATGGAGTCTGCCGCATCCAGCAAGTTCCCGAAAGCCTCAGCGGAAATCGTGGGCTGCTGCGCCGGGGCGGGCGCGGACGGTGCAACGGGCGGCACGGTCTGGATTTCCTGCATCAGTCCCGACAGAACCGGGGCGGCCTGTTCCACAGTCTGCACCGGAGCCTGCACCGAAGCCTGCACCGAAGCCTGCACCGGTGCAGGCTTCGGAGACTGAGCCGGGGTCACAGACACCGTGGGCTGAACGGGGGTCTGTACCTGCGCCGGGGCATCACCATAGGTCAGCTTTTCCCGGACAACCGCCAAGTCCTGTGTGGACTGCCGCATGGCACATTCCTGAACCTGATACAGATTCGATTCGTCAAGGAACAGCATGTTGCCGTTGTTGTCCCGCATGGGCTTGAACATGACCACGCCCTGCACGGGGGAGTTCACGTCAAGGACAATCTGGGTCAGGAACATGGACGGCGTGCAAGTGAACGTAGCCGTGGAATACTGGCGGCACACATCCCGGAGCCCGCCCCACTTGTACATATTTTGTTCCGGGATGGACTTCCCGAACAGGGAGCTGGAAGTGAGGTCAAAGATGTAGGGCTTTTCCGTATCGAGGAAGAGCTGTCCGTTGACGATGCGGGCCACGCACCAAACGGTACGGCGGCAAATCTGGAAGGCCCAACGCTCCTGACCGTTAACATTCTGCTTCCGCCTGAACTCAACGGGGAGCGCATCGGGAAACGTATCGGGCGTATGCTGAATCCACGTCAGGTCAGGCGCTTCGGGTTCCTGTCCGGGGGCGTACACACGGGAGTACCACACGCAATGGTTGACGGGGGCCGCGCCCACGAGGACGGCATACAGGCCATTGGCAGGCACGACTTCCTGCGCTCCGTTTTCGCACAGGGCGAAGTCCAGCTTGCGCACCTTAATGCGACGGAAGTTGGCACCGCCGAACCCATTGAACGCATCATCAAACACATTCACGAAAGCCTGCATCACATCGCTGTTAAGGATGGGAAGCTGCGCCACGGGCTGAACTACGGGGAACTGAGACATCACATTCTCTCCTAATTCTTGGTTAAAGATACAACCTTTTCCGTAACCTTGCGGACACCGAACTGCTTGTACAAATCTTCATCCGTCAGTCCGGGCGAGGCCGCCTTCATGTCCGCAATATAATCGTCGAGGTTCCCGGCATGGACACGCTGCTGCAACAGCAACCCGTCCGCCCACGGGCGGTTGTTCTGCACCGCCGCGCCAATGGTCTGAACCATCTTCTTGATAAGAACCTCGATGTCTGCAATTTCATAATGGCTCCGGTTCGTTATCGACAAACGCCCGATGCCTTCATACCTGCTGGTCGTCAATCCTTCTGCCGACATCTCCAGCAGAATCCTTTTCTGAAGTTGCATTTCTGCATCCTTCAGTTCCTTCACCTTGTTCTCCAACTGCTGCCGGATGTTCTTCGTCTCCGCATACATCCGAGCCAGCGCCCCAAGGGTCGGCGCGGTACTTTGTGGCGGCATAGTAACTCCTTACCCATTCCATAAATTCTTCCTTGAGGTACACCACCTTCTGCCCGAAGTAGTGAACCTTCGGCCCTTGCCTGCGGTGCGCAAGTTGCCGCAGCGACTGCACACTTACCAAACCGTTGGTATACTTTTCAGCCTGTGCCCGGTCAAAGAACTCAGGCAACTGCTTCTCGATTCGATCAAAAACCGCGTCGCTCATGCTAACCCCCTGCGAAAGTCTTCAAACAGTGTTGATATAAAGCTACCCATATCCCGGCCCATGTCAAGACTTTTGAAGAACTTTTTTTCTTCGGGCGATGCGACGATGCGGATAATGCTAATCTTGTCAGCAGTTTGTTTTGCAGAACTCAACCGCTCCAGAGCCTGCGCATAGATGAACCCGCCGAGCGGGGGCGGCCCGTTGAAGATGAGCGTGTCGGCGGCGGACAGCTCCACCCCGTATGCTGTAGTCGTCGGGTGGCAGATGAGGACATGCGGGTCTTTCTCGTACTGGAAAGAGTGCAGTACCTTTGCCCGGCGCTCCCCGGTGATGCTCCCGTCCACGACACCCACCGTATACCCGGCACCAGCAATGTCCGATGCCAGCTTCGCAATGACGCCCTTGTAACAGCAGAAGACAACCACCTTGCGGTATGTCTCCCCTATTGCTTCAAGGATGGTGTTCGTCCTGTCCTTGCTGTCAATCTGGTGGACGGTGCCGTCCTCCCCAATGGCGATGCCCTGCGACACCTGCATCAACTTCTGGTACAACACGCCGCCATTGGCGGCAGTGATAACCTCACCGGAATCCAACAGGGCTATAGCCTTTTGCCGCAATGAAAGCCTCAGCTTCATCTGCTCGGAGCTCAATGAGCACGACCGGGTTTGGGTAACGACTGGCGGCAAATCTAGGATGTCCTTCTTGTTGAAGCGCACCGCTGGTTGCATGGCCTCATGGATAATCTTCGGGGCCGCGCTTGAGATTTGCCGCATGAAAGATTCCGTCCCGTAGACATAGGTCGTCATGGCAATCCATGACTTCTGGGTAGTGCAGGGCAACCTCGTAGCGTTGATCATCTTGCACATGCCGAACACAGTCTTCACATTGTTCTCGGCGGGCGAACCCGTTATGCCGATAACATGCTTCACGTTCAACTGATTCACTATTGCATTAATGGCCTGATACCGCTGGCTGGAAATGTTCCCGACATGGGTCAGCTCATCAATGACAACCCCGGCAATCCGCCCGTCCCGCACCGCCTTGGCGAAGGCACCCTGAGACAGCCGGATGGAATCGTAGTTGGTGACGTAATAATCCGCCGGGTTCTCCAGTTGCTTCTCCCTCTCCTTGCCGTTCACCAACTGAACCCGAACCCCCGGCAGGGTGGAAGTTATGCCGTTCTCCCACACGTTCCGCATGGTCGTCACCGTGGTGATGATGAGGAACGCGCCGGGCACGATGCCGTACCTCTGCATATAGTCCATTGCTATGAGAAGGCACCCCGTCTTCCCCGTCCGGGGGTCAGACAGGACATAGCACCGTGGGTTCAGCGTGATGAATGCCGCCGTGAAAAGTTGGTGCCACATCGGTTTGTACATCCCCTCCACCAAGAGCTGGCTCTTGTGGAATACCGGGGCCGCGTCGACCGTGGCAATGCCCACGTTCTGCAACAAGCGGCAGGCATCTTCACACCACGGCAACTGAACCAATGTCTGGCCCTCGCCTTCCTTGACCACGGCATACGGCAAGTTCACCACAGCCCGGCGTTGCGCGGGGTCAGTGACCTTCACCACCATTTGCCCGTGGTCTTCAAAGACGACGATGTTATTCCCAACAACAAACATGACTTACAATCTCATCCCCTGAATGATCAACCGGAGTTGATCAAGGTTGCTTTCGTTGATCACAAGGGCGATGCCACCCGCTTTCGTAACGGCATCCTTCTCCAGCATCTGGGTGGGCGAGAGCTTGTTCGTTCCGGCCTTGGCTTCAATGGCGAGGAACTTGCCGTTCACACAGCAGATGAAATCGGATACCCCGCGGCGGCCCAACAGCGTGCCCCTCGGCATGAAGTAGTAGATGCCTTCATCCTTGAGCACAGACTTGATGGCAGTCTTGACCTTGCCTTCCGGCGTCGTCGCCATAACGATACCCTCACAGCCCGCACAACGGCGTATTGTAGAAGTCGCAATACTTGCAGAACCTGTTCTTCCTGCTAGGGAAATCCTTGTTGGCAATGGCCTTGTCCATCTCGGACATCAGCTCCACGACATCCTGCACAAGCTGGATGCCGTTGCGGAAATCAATGGTCATGTCCACCGTCTCGCCTGCATCCACATACCAGTAGGCATAGGAAACAACCGGGCGGTCGAAAAGGATATGGCACAGCAGGGCTTCCACCCTAAGCTGGAAGTCGTCCGTATCCCACTTCTTGCCCGTCTTGAAGTCCACCACATGCACAGGCATGTCCGGGTACTTCAGCGGGGGGACAAGGATCATATCGGCCTTGGCCCGCAGGTAGGCATCATCATCCCACCATCCAGTCTTCGCCCACTGCCGGGATACCGTGAGTTCCTTTTCGATATAGAGCCTGTGCTCCATAGTCTCCACAAGTTCACGGCCCCAAAGGATTTGTTCCTGTACATACCCTTGGCACAAATCATCAGGCCACTTCGTTACCGAATCGTAACCATCAGACATGGCTTCTTCCAGAGCCTTATGGACAAGGCTCCCCCGGCTCTTCGCCACTGAAGCCTTCCACTTGATCTCCTTCGTGATGGACTGCCCCTCGAACCGACGCGGGCACAGCCTGTAGTTCATCATGTTGGATGGAGAGAATACAAACATCATCAACCCTCTACGCTATTGTGTAGTCGTCACCGACTTTGGAATCACAGGCCACGGGGAAACCGGGGAGCCAATCGGGAACACTCGACATATCCGCTTCCATGAGCGACTGCACCCGCTCGGCATCGGCTTCCGGCACCACGGTAATCCATGCGTCATGCACATTGGCCTTGAGCGGGATGCCATGCTCATACATCCGGCACGCCTGCCACATCAGCAACTGGAAAGCCAAGCCTTGGATCAGGTTCTCACACAGCAGGCCGCCGTAGATTTTGGTGTCCACCATGTTCTTCCCGAACGGGCGCTTGTAGAAGAACTCCTCCCGCCGCCCATCCGTCTGCACATGCAGGGCGGGATACCGAAGGATATACCCTGACGGCATCCTGATGCTAGGGGCCATGTTCTCCGCCCCATCGTACAGGTTGCCCTTAATGAAGGGCATGGCCTTGAACTGGAAGTAATCGTCGTTTGGCCCGCCAAATGTCCCTTCGGAACCTAGGTACAGCGCCCGGATAACTTCAAGACAACGGCCCCAGAACTGGACGATGTTGCCATGCGTCAGACGGTAGACGCTGTGGGCGTGCTTCGCCATCTGGTGGTGCTGTTCCAAATCAGCATGGAGCTTCACGCCGTCGCCCAAGAGGGAGTTGCTGAACTTCCTCCAGCCTACCTGATAGCCAGCGGACAAGATGGCTTTCTTACCAACATTCCGGTACATGGTCATACGGGGGTCGCCCGCCTTGTTCCCGGCTTTGATTTCCTTCCACGGCACGTTGAAGATATTCTCGGCAAGTTGGGAATACGGGTCTTCCCCGGTGCGGAACTTATCCAAGAGGTCGTCCTGCCGGGCGATGTATGCCAGCAGGCGCGCTTCAATCTGGCTTGAGTCGGCGGCGACGACCTTGTACCCCTTTGGGGCAATGATGGCCCGGCGAAGCGTAAGCATCTTCGGGTTGCGTTTACTGAGATTTTGTAAATTAATTGAATCACTTGCGCCCTCAGAGTTCCCCGCCGTCAGTCGGCTCGTGTGAGCCTTGAAGCAGTTCAGCATCACAGGCAAAGCCTTGCCCGACTTGGCGAGGGTGACGAACCGAAGCGCCCGACTCATCTGGATGGAACTGTTGTTCTCCAGCCGAGACTGTACCAGCAGGGCAATGCGGTCGTCCTCATGGTTCTGCAAGTTCACGAACTCGTAATCGTTCTTTGACAAGGCCGGGGCCAGCACTTCATAGGATGCCGGATTCGCCAGCATCCCGACGACCTCGTTGATGCGCTTCTGTTTCGCATCATCGCCAGCGTAGCCATTGACGACAGCATAGCCTGCATCGGAGAGCGAAACATACTCTGCCTCCAGCTTCGTCCGTGCCGTCTTCGTCCTCGCCGCGCTCACCTTCATGGGCGGCTCCATGCCGAGCGTCCGCATCATGGAGCAAAACTTGTCCGCACTGCGGATGTTCTGGAGAAACTCCTCCTTCGTGTGGAAATGGAAGATGCGGGACAGGTCAAGCCGCGCCCGTTCAGCCCGTTCCTCCAGCTCCTTAACGTAGGTATCGAGCAGGCTCGGCACCAAACGGAAGATGGGTTGCGTCCCCATTCGGCAGATGATGTTGGAAAACAGAATGGCATCCTTCGTAACCAACCCCGATTCCAGCATGGTGTGCATGTTCTCGGAGCACTGCGTCACATCGTCGGCGCAGTATTGCTTGAAGAACTTCCGTTCTTCGGATGTGAAGTCATGGGGCCAGTGCTTTCCGTCACTGACCACAGTGCCCGCCTTCTTCTCCCCGGTGCCGAGCAACTTCGTCAACCGGGCGTGGCTCTCGTTCCCCAATCGGGACAGGCCAATCCATCGGGAGATGGTCATTGTGTCGAGGCACAGGTGCGGCACAATCCCGTAATGCTCGGAGAGGATGAGCGCGTCGAACCCGTTGAGGTTGTGCCCCACAACGATGCAGTCCTTGCGGTTCGCAAGGTCGAGGGCTTGGAGCACGGCGGGTATCTCATGCGTCTCGAACACCTCAGTCTTGCCCCGGTCAATGCGGATGCCCATGAGCTGGACTTCAAACCGGGGGTCGCGAATGTATTCAATCGGCCCCATCTTGCTCAGGGTATAGTCCTTGTGATTCCAGAAGGACTCGAAATCAATTGTGATTATATGCACAATGTCGCTCCGGTTTATGGCCCCCCGAAGGGGGCCGCTCTGCTCAGTGGAACACTGCCATGATCTGTGCCTGTTCCTGCGGGGTCAGGGACAGGACATCGACCAGCACTTCCTGCGGGAGCTCGCTCTTCGCCACGAGGTCTTCAATAGTGTTGACGCCAGCCTGAACGAAGGACAATACATAGCGAAGCAGGTCGCCCGTCATGACGACATCATGCTTTACGATGACGGACGCACGGTCAACGCCGATGTCGTCCACCGAGAACAGGCTCGGCTTCACGGGCGCACCCTGCGCAGCGGGCGCGGGGGCAGGCTCGGCAACTTCAGGCATGGATTCCGCCGCCTTCTTCTTGGAGGCCCGCTTCTTGGGGGCGGGACGTTCCGCCGCTTCCAATGCGGCGAGGCGGTCGAGGATGTTCTCAAGCGTGGCCTTGTCGGTGCCGCCGCCCTGCTGGAGAACCATCTGTTCCAGTGCCGTACAACGGCGCTCAAGCCTGTCCACATCGCCGCCCATCTGATGGAGTGTAGCTTCCGCATCCTTCAGCCGCTTGATGATGGTGGGCAGGAGCTGGTTCAACAACACGTCCAACGGATTGCTCTGTACTTCGTCGCTCATATAAACCTCCGTAATTAAACATTAGCTTGCTTATAGCATTTATCCTAAGTGTTGTAAAGCTATCACTTAGAAAGTAAATGTTCCAAAGCGTCCACCCTATGCTCCATGTTCATCCTCCACTGGTGGTGCTCGTAGCTTTCACACGAGTTGACCAGAAGGATCATGACCATCACAAGGAACCATAGGAAGTACGCAATCTTAGTACCCATCATCGTTGTCCTCCCACAAGGTACCGTAGCGCCCGCTCCAGTAGGAACATACCGTATACCGGGCGGACTTAACAAAGAATCTGAACTTGCCGCAAACGTAAACATGCTTCCCCCTATTAGGGCTCACGTTCCGCAAGTACCTGCATGTCGAGCACCGCCCGTTATCCACACGGCGGTACCCGATTTCGTCCCGGATGTTCGGGACATTGGGCAGTCCATCCGCCTTCTCGAAGAGCGAATGAACCGCAGCGGGGGGGGCGTCTGGGTTCAGCACGCACATGATGCACACGTTGTTCCCGCTGCGGTAGTGACTGCAATACTGGCACCTAGGTTCCGGCGTTTCCCTCCATCGCGACATCAGGCTTGCTCCTTTGCCACTGCCGCAGGATAGCCCTTGCGTTCTCGATAGCCCTTCGATCACTGGAGCTTGAGCTCACCGTGATAATCTCCTTCCCATCCGGCGACAGCAGGCGCATATGTTTCTTCCTATACTGAAACGTCCAGCCGTCATTGACAAGCCCCACAATGAACTTGTCCATGTCCTTGTTGTTCACATACCGAGCCATCGCCTACCTCACCAATGCCTTCCTGAGCATGGCGAACATCGCCGCAGGGAGTTCCCTAATGTGCTTAATAACCTTGCAATCCTTAATCTGTTCGGACACTTCCTCTATTGCGCCACAATCTATCCCGACGCCGAACACCTCCACGTTGTTCCGGGCCGCCACTTGCAACACGTACCGAAGGTACTCCATATCCTGTGCCTCGCCATCGGTGACAAGCAGGATAATCTTGCGGGAATCATCCCAGTAGTTGAAGAAGCTCAGGGCATTCTCGACCGCCGAACCCGTGGGCGTGCCGCCGCTCGCCTGCATCCTGCTGAACCGGGAGATGTGATCCGATTGAGACAGCGCCCGCTCGAACGTCACCGCACTGTAATAATAAACGTCCGTCCTGATGCCGGGGATTTTGCGCAGGCTTCGGGCCAGCGCGTAAGTAGAGATGCTTGCCATCTCTTCCCGCTGCCCCTGCATGGAACCGGAGCAGTCAGCTAGGATGACAACCTGAGCGTTGAACTTCAGCCGTTCCTCCTTGCGGTAGAACACCCGCGGATTGTTGACGTTCAGGCGGTAGACTTTCCGGGGGTCGAGCTTGCCGCGGGAGGTATGCCCGCCGCGGTTCAGCACAATGGACTGCATCAACCCGGACAGTTGGGCGTCCAGTTGCGCCGTGATGCTCATGGCCTTCGTAACAAACTTGGGGGGCATCTGATCGCCCTTCGCAAAGAGGGACAGCGGCGGGACGGAATGCGCTATGAATGTTCTGTTACTCTTACCCTCGAACATACCTATGAACTTGTCGTGCATTGCCCTCAATTCAATGCCCGCGCTCTTGCCGATGTCCGTATAGGATGACTGCTGCCAACCATCAGCACACTTACGGAAGGAAAACTCCGCCGCTTCTTCCAGCATATCCTTCATCTCTTCTGCAATTTGCTTTGGAGTATTGGCATAGTTCTTTACCTTGTCCTGTATGCTTTTCTTAAACGAGTGCGAATCAGCAGGATCATGCCCGGCATACGGTCTCTTAATGTACTGCTTAATGGCTTCGTACATTTCCCTCCCGAACTGGCAACTATCATGCGTTGAAGCAAGTATTGGAAACCACTTCTCCATAATCGGCACAAGGTTCTTGGTCAGGCCGGGAGCCAAACACTCCACGGCCTGTTGCTCGGACGAAATGAATGGGGACAACTCAGCGACCAGCTTCGCCCGCATATAATACAGGATATAGTTCATGGTGTACGTGACGAACATTTGGAAATGCAGTTCCAGATCGTTCCGCAACTTCCTCAACTGAACAAGGTTGGGTTTGCTATAGTTCTCCGTAAACAGATGCTTGGACAACCAGCGCAAGTTCTTCTCGCATCCAACGTACCGCTTCCCCATTTCACGCTCAACGAAAATATCTTCCGCTATATTTACGAACGACATCACATATTCAGGGTCGTCACGCAACGATTCCAGATAATCGAAGTCAGTGAACCGGACATGGCCCGCTTCGTGGTCGAGGTATCCCCGCACCATCCGCATGTGCTGTTTGTCCAGCACATCCACGGTCGGGATGGTGATGCTGTAAGATTCCTTTCCCGTATTCGGGTCTTGCTTTTTGTATGTCATTGCGTTGCTTCCGCTAATGTCCACATCGACATTATAGTTCAGGGACACAGCCTTGGCGACCATCGCCAAGGTCACGCATTCCAGATTGCCGTACCTCATCTCTCCTCCTTTTCCTAGAACAACCCACGGGCGTTGATGATGCCAGCCGTAGCCTTGAACTTCTCAAGCAAGTCGTTCATCTCATCGGGCTCAACGGGCGCAGCGGGTTCTTCCCTGCGCCCCGTTGCGGCATCGAACATGCTGAGAACGTCCGTCTTCTGTTCCGTCTGACGGCGGGCACACAGGGCCTTGATTGCCTCGGCACTCGACATGGCGGACAGGAGCCCGGAGAACATGCGCACGATGTCCGGGTTCTTCAGCTTCTCCGTATCATCCACAGACATGAAGGCATCCCGCAGGAAGGCATGGGCTGCGCCGACATCGGGATGCAGGTAGGACAACCCGTCCAGCTTTTGCAGGACGGTGCGCACCGGGCGCAGGGACTTGCGGGTGACGGTAGCCTTGCCCTTGAAGACTTCCTCGTAGATGTCCCGAATCATGCCCGCCACTTCTTCAAGCGCCGTGTCTCCCAAGCAACCGATGGTTGCGCCAAGGTTGTTCCCGTTGCTGGTCGTCGCCACGGCAATGGGCTCGACCTTGAACAGTTGCCAGTGGAACTTGAACTTGCCACGCAGGGCATCCTTAGAGGGCAGGGCATTGCGCAGGATGCCCGCCCATTGCGGGAACGCCTTGAGCCACTCCTCGGTTTCGGCATCGTAGCTTGCAAGGAAGTCCTGCACGGCGGCGTTGAACTCGGATGCAACGCCCTCCAGCATCTGGTTGGCTTCGTCCATCTTGTCCTCGTGCATGAGCCAGCCGCCGAGGAACCGGACGCCCATCTTGTCGAGGCCACACAGGGCGCGGGCCTTTAACGTGTTGAAGATGCGCATCTTGGCGGGGTCGAAGAGGCGCTTCGATCCCATCGTCGCCAAGTCTTCGGGCGGGAGCTTGTCGGCATCGGGGATGTCCTCCCTGCGGAGCCTAGCGCGTGCCGACCAGATGCTTACGTCAAGATGTACGCAACCGGAGTTGTTAACGACTGTCGTGTTCATGGTGTACCTCCATTGTTAACCGAAGATTCTCTGGCGCAGTTCCGCCAGAACGATACTGCCCGCCGTGCTCGCCCGGAATCCGAGCGCCCGGTCAAAGGCGTACTCCACAAGGTCAATCCCATTAGCACTGATAGGCTTGTACATGACGATGAACTGAGCCCACCGGATAAGGGCGCGGGTCGAAAGGGTGATGTCAAGCGGCTCATCCATGCCGTTCGTTTCCTTCCCGACGAACAGGTTCCGCACTGCCCCGGCATACTCCACCATCTTGCCGACCAGTTCCTTGGGCAGTTGCGGCACGGCATATTGGAGAAGGGACTCTTCAATATCCGGCGAGAGGTAGTCCGCCCTGACCGCCATCATGCGGTCGAGCAGGGCCATGTTCTGGCGCAGGACGCCCTGATACATGCCCGTCTCGTCGCCGTTGCCGTTCGAGTTCGCAGTGCAGGCAAACCGGAACATGGGGCTTGGCTTGATGATCTCGCCCCCGTTCTCCGGGATGACAAGCGGACTTCCGTCAAGGATGGAGTTCAAGCCTGCGGCTGTGGACGGGTCGAGCAAGTCAATCTCGTTGAGAAGGAAGAGCCCGCCATCCCGCATGGCCTTAGCCAACGGGCCGTACTCGTAGGACATATCCCCATCAATCACAACATGATGCCCCACGAGATCGGGGAACTCCAACCTGCTGTGCCCGGTGATTTCATAGACGGGGTAGTTGAGCTTCGCCACCACCTGCTTAATGCAGGTCGTCTTGCCGCACCCGGTCGGGCCGAAGAGGAACAGGGGTTCCCGCACATGGATGATCCACATGACGACATCCACAGACCACGCAGGGAAGTGGTAGTAGGGATTGATTGTCGGGGTGAAGGCGCTCGGCTCAGACCAGCCGGGGAGCTTCACGCCCGAAGGGTTCTTCGTAAACAATTCGCCAGCATCAAACATCACAATCTCGCTGCTCATCTCATTGCCTCCTAGTAGATTCGTACCTTGCCATTGTCCATGTAGGGGAAGACTGCGGGGAAGAGGAAGGAAATGTTCTCAAGCGCACGGGCGTCGCTGTTCGAGAAGTGCGTGGGGTACCCTGAGAACGAGGTGCCATACCCGTTGCGCACGCACCAGAAGGAGAGGCCCGCAAGCATCAGGGTTTGGGGGCTCCAGCTATCCATGTCGAGCCCGCATTGCTGCATGTGGTGAGCGAACTCCCTCGCTTCTTCAAGGGCAATCTCCATATCCCTTGGGTCTATGTAGTCTCTGGATTCCGAGGGGGCATAGCCGTACTCCCTCGGCAATTCATCATGGGCAATGGACATAGCCATGTTCAGCATGTGCGTTGCGAACAGCTTCACCTTTGCTTCATCTGCCATACTGCACCTCCAACAAGGGGGGCTTGCGCCCCCCGTCCATGTTACTGCCAGACCTGATTTTCATCCGGTTCCGCGGTCTCGAAATCGTCGCCATGCAGGACTTCCTTAATCCCCATCACGATGGCATCTTCCTCCACACCGAGTTCCCTCATCTTGTCAATGATTGTCTGCATAAGCACCATATAGAAACCAACCCTCAGAACCTCGTAGTCTTCGCCACTGTCCTGCGTCAGCGTAGCCATGCTCTTGGAGGCAGCCTCAAGGGAGGCCATCGTTGCGGAGAACAGGGCGTTGGGGTTCGCCTTGCCGATAACGGCGAACAGGCAATGCCCCGGATTCACCTCCTCGTTTTCCTTCTTGTCGAACCCGGCGTTCACGTTGAAGATAATGTGGCTCATGTCCCCAAGGTTATCCCGCAGGAACTGTTCCAGCTTGGGCCAGTCTTTGTTGAGAAAGTTGGTGAGGATAGCTTCAGTGGGATTGTTGCGTTCCTCTTCGGTAAGATCACTGATGGCGGCATCGTTCACAAGGCGGCGTTCTTCAATGTTGTTCATGGTTCTCTCCTTTCAGGTTTATGACAAGGGCCGCGCCCTTTCGGTAGGCACGGCCCGGCATCGTGCTGATTGCTGTTAGTCCTTGGATTCCGCACTGTCCCTGATTGCCTCAGCGACATTGAGGATCATCTTGTACCCTTCCGGCTCGGTGACGAACGACTGCGGGATGTCCTCAGCCTTGGCGAAGAGGTGCTTCAGCAAGCTATGGCAAAGGTCACGGGGAATCATCAGAGCATTCCCGGAGCACGCCTTGCCCTCATCGACACCCTCCATGATCAGGATGAGATCACGCTCCTGCTGGAGCGCCGCGTGTTCCTCGCACAAAGCAATCCCGGTCATGGTGTGGCGGTCGAACCTGTTCTTCAATTGCTTGTCCAGAAGAATCTCGCCCGTCTCCCATTCCTCCCCGCACATGGGGCAATACTTCGTCGCCAAGGTAACGTAGCTCTTATCCATAACATCTCTCCTTTACATGCCGAAATACTTTTCAAAGTTGGAGCCTTCACGCACGGCGCAAATGTCGCTCTCCCCTACCCAGAGGTTGAACCGCTTGCCGTCCACCTCGATGTATCCGTTGTCCACAATCTCATCCCAGACTTCCAGATAGTGCGGGTTGTCCGGGCCGTCCGCCGCAATGGAGAGCGCCTCCTCTTCCACCCCCTTGATGGTGTAGCGGGACACCAGTTCCTGAAGCATGTACCGCCCGTAGTGATCCGGCACCAGAATGATGATGTCGTCAAAATCACAAAGGATAGCGCCCTCTTCGTAGTTGATGCTGTCGTCGGGAATCATGGCGTAGCTCATCAGTGTACCCCCGCAAAGCAACCGTCTGCGTCAACTTCAAACTTGAAATCATTAGACCTAAAAAACTCATCCACATAGGAATCCTGTTCTGCATCGTTACAGATAGTCTTCAACATCTTCAGGACGGCACCGATCATATCTGCACCGAGTTCCTCGAAGGCGCGGCACACTTGGCGCAGCGCCTCATCCGCCTGAGCTTCCAGCCGCGATTGCCTGAACTCGGCAACGGGGTGGCTGTCGTCGTACTCGGCAACGACATGGGCGTAGTCCCTAAGCCCAAGCCGCCCGTGTTCAATCTTCCAAGTGAAGCATCCCCACCCGGCCTTGATGATGTGCCGGATATACTTCTCGGCCCACGGGGTGGGCGGCACCCGCCACGCCCGCATCCGGGGGAGAAGGAACTCTTCGTACAGGGTGAGGTAGTCCACGGGATTGGCGACGAACGACACGGTGTTATAATACAAATTGAAGTACAAACCCTCCTTCAAGTTCATCTTCATGCCGAACTCATCGGGCATATAATCCCAATAGATGTCGTCCTGCGCATCGCTGAGGGCCTGATTTACGAGGTCGTCACGAAACAGGGCACGAGCCTTGTCCTTCATCTTCTCAGGCAGTTCGTCAATCGAGTACACCTTGTAGGTTCTTGTGACTTCGTACATCTCTTCTCTCCTTATTCCGGCAAAAGGTTTTCTTCACACACGGGGAACCAAGGGCTGTCGCTGTCGATGAAGTACCTGCGGCCTGCGCAGTAGAGCCATTCATCTTCATCCCTCTGCATGATGCGAACCACGACATGCCCCGGAAAGCGCACGCCGTAGTCATTGACGAACGTCACCCTGTCACCCGGAGCAAAGGCAAGGGGGTGCCCGTTCTCCGGGGCATAGGGGCGCTCATCATCGTGCTGGCGCACGAGCTCCGCCATCGCCTCGTGGTGGCCTATCGACCTCATTGCTGCACCCCCCCGTTCCAGAGGATGGAGAACGTCCACCCAGAGGGAAAGACGACAAGGGCTTCATACGTCCGGGCCATCTCGGTGAACAGCCGGGCCTTGTCGTGCCCGCCGAACAACTTGTCCTCATCAATGAAGTCAAGGCCCGTGCCGCAGCGGGCGGCGATGAACAGGGAGCCCGCACGGTTGGCGAGCTCATAGGACACAGGGAACCGCAAGTGCGGGAGCATGTCGCAGTAGAAGCGGATGCACTCATGCTCGAACCGTATACGGTCTTCGTAGTTCAGGTTGTACCTGTTGTAGCCGAGGGCGCTCAAGGGTTCTTCACCCGCAGGGCACAGGGCAAGCAGGGCGTCGCCCGCTGCGGCAATGAAACAGTCACGGGCATAGCCCCACGGCACGCCAGTTGCCGACCACTCACCCGGCTCATTGTAGAACCTCGCCTTCCCCCCATCGGCGGGGCTCTCCTTCATGTTGCGGATGATCCCGCTGTGCTTCATGGCGCACGGCACAGCTTCACGCAGGGTAGCGAATCTTGCGGTACTGAGCCCGTCAAAACCGTCATTGGCATGGGCATAAACATCAGGCCACGATACGGCATATCTTTCCATTTCCCATTCTCCTGTGGTTGAGGGTTTCATTTACCCAACGCGCCGTAAAACCTCTCCCTTCAGGGCGGGGATATAAGGCGCACCTTAACTGGAATTTTGACTTTCCTGCCTTTGTTTGCTAACAGGTGACACGGCGGCAGGGCATGCCGTGTCAGCCTGTGGAGAGATGGTGAGACCTGGGGGAATAGGCGGTTGGTTCGTACCCGTAAAATTCCCCACGTGGGAATGTTTGCGGCGAAAACCAAGCCTTGTTCCTCTGGGCAGTCTCGGTGAAGCAGGAACCCGCTCAGGGACGCAATCGCAAGATTGCCTCCGCTGGGAATCCCCCGACTTCAGGCGGGGGAGGATGTCAACCTGTCGAATGACTGAGTGCCCCGCTTGTAGTTGAAGCTGTAGATCATCTCTCTTCACACTCCCAGATTAATTGTGCTTATCAAGGATGGGGGCAACCAACTGCGCAAGGGTGCGCAGGGCGTCCTTCGTCTTGCCAAGCTCGGCCCGCAATGCCTCCATGTCGGTGCGCATTTCGGCAAACTCAAGATATATGTTCTGCAATTCGGGGGCGTTCTTCCCGACATCCAATTCAACGCGCATGTCGGCAAGAATATCCTGCAACTTGCTGATGTCTTCCCCCATGCCATACAACCGTTTTTCAAGATCGGCTTTCGTCAGGCGAAGACGATAGTTCTTGTTGTAGTAAGGACTGTCTGCCGTGATGATGTCCGGGTCGCCCGGAAGTATGGGCTTGTGCGCCAGCGGGATCAGTTCATTGAGAAGCCACGGCACACGGGTTGTAATAATGGGCACACGCTGGTTGTAGTTCGTAAACGATTCAACCCCGGCGTCGTTTATAAAGAACGTCTGCGGCGGGATGGTGCGCCCATAGCGGGACGGCCCACCATAAATAAGGCTCAGTTCGTACAAGGTCTTCGCGCTATCCGGCGGGCACATGGAAAGCGCACGGGGCAAATTGGAAATCCCCAAGAACAGGGCAATGGACTTTGCCTGATACCACGGTTCCTTCTGTGTCCATAAGAAACGAATCGGCACATCCACATTATGGTGGAAAACTCTTTTTAAAATAGCCGCCATTACTGCATCCTCCGTTCGAGTATATCGAGGCGCTTCTCAACTGCATCAAGCATCAGCAAAATCTGACGGAGCACATCCGCCTGATTCTCCAGCTTCTCCTCAAGCAACTGCACTCGTGCCGTGCGGCGGGATGAGTTCGGCGGTATACTGTCAGGCACATTAGGATACTTGCCCATGTCAGATTCTACCAGACGCGGCAGTTCTTCAGTGACCCACTTGTACACAGGCGACAAGCTCAGGGTGCCGTAGTTGGCGAAAGTCTTGAGGCCCGCAAGGGTAAGCAACGATGCCTCGGCACCAATGACACCCGAATACGCCGCCGCCGGAATAGCGTACCGATCCCGCAACATACGGAACCGGACAGTCTCACCCCGGCAACTCGCCAGCGGGCGGCTGATGTTCGTCACCTGAAAGGCCCGCTGCAAGTCGGTTGCCCGGTAGTAGGCCCCGCCATCGGCAAACACCACAAGGAAACTAAACGGAAGTGTCTGATGTTTATAACTTTTTACTGCGAACATAATGAACCTCCTATGGAAGTAGTAATAACTTACTGGACGTATATTGTCAACAGGGCTGCTAAAATTTTTTATGATCAGCGGTGATCACTTTGGTGATCAAATTTCTTGCAACAACCTAAGTGAATGGTTCGGCTGGCGGCACATTGAGCTGTAACTTACCGAAGTTGATAGCAATCTGTTGATGCAGAGAGGGCTAGGCCCGCTGCACAAAGTGCCGAAATTTTCGGGCCAAAAATTGTGATCCGCCGAAAAACACGGCCCTAGGGTTTTCAGATCCTATAGGGCTTTTATTTTCGCGGATCGCAAAAAAAAAGCCGAAATGTTCAGGACTAAGTAAAGAAAATAAATAATAAATAATTTTTATATAAGTTATTTATTTTTATTTTCTTTTCTTACTGTGTGCGGGTAGTGCGGGCGAGACAAAACCACTGTTGCAAGAAATTTGAGACACACATGATCACTCTGATCAGGGTAGTACGGCAAAACTTTTCTCACATAAAATAGTGCGGGCATTACGGGCGCTTACCATGTAGTAAGTGTAAAGTGTACTGAGTTGTATAACTGCTTACAGTGACGTATTTATATGAGTTCATACAACCGTTTCTGTTAAACGTGTAATCCGCTACCAGTTCCAAGTAAGAATTGAGCTTGAAATTTCTAGCGTATAACAAGCTGTTCTAGCCTAAAGAGTATATAGTGACAGTTCATACTGTACTACTTACACATTTAAAATGAGGGGTGTGTGTGTCAAATGCACAAGTCGAGGGCATTTTTTCGAGCCGATAGAAAAACCACTGACGTATATGTGTAATGTGTTACACTTGAGAGGTTACGTCAGTGTCACCCTATGTTGTTCTTATGGAGAAAAGTCGGTATTATTCCCATCGTGTACACCTTACAGGCACGGCAAAAAAGAAAAATAAAGTAGCACGCACGGCGAGGCGCGTGCTACTTTTCTTGTGTCACTACAACACTATGACAGCAGACGTTCGAGCGCTGCCGATGCGGAACCTAAAACCAATGAAGCCCTCCGTTTGCACGTAGTGCCGTAACATACCAATCATGACAGATACTGTCACATACTTCCCGGCGAATGTCATACCGGGCAATGCCTGTACGACATTGCCTTGCACGTTAAGAAACTCAATCGTCATTGTGTATCTCTCCTTGTATTTATTATCCGTTGCCGATTAGATTCTAAGCAGGAGTAGCGCGTTAGGTTTTTTATTGGGCATCACTCAGGATATTTTCGAGCGTGTTGATGCACGCTCTGATCTTGGCAAGGTCAGCACTTGACCAGTCGGCTTCATGCTTACGGTAATACTTGACCACATTGTGCAGACGGTCAAGCCCTATGCTGTTCGCCGTGGGCTTACGTTCAAGCGTTAGCGCCGTATATGTCTGATGCTGAAAAGTCTTGATGAACCGAGACTTAGCGGCGCGCCAGATGTTCTTGTCAATGCAATTCATAACGAAAGCGTTATCCTTTGCTATGTACCGAACGGCGGTTACAGATTCCCGGTCGTCCGGGGGATAGAGCTTTCCGGTTATGCTATCCCGGATGTACCCGCCCGCCATGATTCGGATAGCTTGCAAGGCTTGCCTCCACTCATGCGATTGCGGATCGCATATCTTAGCAAGGCGCGTCAAGCGCGTGCAATCCTTGTCTGTAAAGACTTGATGCAGGCCAGCCTTGATCAGTATGTCGAAAACCTTTGTGACGCTAGAGCGCAACAGCGGCAGAGATTGACACAGCGCATCAAACTGGACGTTGTCAAGGTGCGCCGGATCATAAGAAGCATAGGCGCTTTCCGGATCAACTTGAGCGGCGCGGGTACGGATAGGGGCAATGGCGGGGAGGTTAGCAGTAGCTTGCATAGTATGTACTCCTTTTCATTAGGCGCACTACTCCCGCCTAGAATCTAATCGGCAACGGTACGTATACGAAATTGTTGCCGTTCTCGCTTTTCTCTATGTATCCGCAAGCGCCTTTGCTATCATAAGTGACAAGCAAAAGTGCCGCGCTTGCTTGCCTGCTATGCAGGCCGGAATTGTCAAAGAGCCAAGACCCGCGCGCGTGAGGCGCGGCCCCCGGAACCGGGGGAGTTCCCCCGTTTCGTTAAGTACAAGATAGCGAACGCAACGGGAATTGTCAATGGGAATCGCAACTTTTTTAAAACTTTTTTCTTGGGTAAAAAGGTATCGCATATATAAGGTAGTGCCCCGGTCGCCAGTCAGTGCCAGTCAGTTACAGATGGTGACAACTATATACTGCCAGTTACAGTTGGTGACACATACTCACAGTTGAGGGCAGTTGATGGCAGCTAGTGATAGTCAATGACTGGTAGGGGCAGTTGGTGATAGTCAATGACTGGTAGGGATAGGGGGCACGGCCCGCGGCGGGGGCGGGGCCTTTGGACGTGGACGGGAGAGCCCCACCAAGAAGACTATATAATATATTGATGCACGCGGGCTCCACGGGTTTCGCAGGTTCACGGGCCGAGCGGGTTCCACCTCCAACATTGGCACACTTCTTGCGCAAACCCCCAAAGATCAACCTATGATCAACCCCCGGTTAACCCCCACCCACAATGGACAGCCCCCACCCCCTCTTTCCCCGCAACCCGACCGCAAAAAATTTTCTGGAAAATTCCCACAGCCCTTGACATATGCGAAACAAATCTATAAATACATATTTATTATTAAACCTGATGAACGTCTTGCCCTTGCCGCCCGCCGCCGTGCGCGGGTATAGCCTTTGTGGGAAGACATAACCTTCAACCAGTTGGAGGAGGCATGGGAACCTCATCGCTCATAGTAGGCGCAGCGGGCCTCATCCTCATCGCAATCCTTGTCTTGTTGGTTGCCGATGCGGTGCTGTCGAAGCGTGCCGATGCTGCGGACGCATCCGTCACGGCCCCTGAGCTTGCCGGGCCGTCCGTCCATCCCGCCCGGCCCATAAAGCCAGTGAAGCCGATGTGCTCCATGCGTCCCGAAGACTGGATGTATTAGGGGGAGATGGTATGCTGCGTGCCCGTATGGATGTGGAGAGGATAGCGAAGCTGGTGGAGGCTCAGGGCGGGTTCCGTACCTTTGCCGATGAGATGCCGAAAGACGGCGATCCCATTTCGGTTGTGGTTAATGTCCCGCGGTTCTCCAGCAGATCTGCTGGCAGTAGCCGGGTCATTTCTGTCATGGGGGAGTTCTTCATACAGAATGCCGATACGATGATGGTTGTCACGGGCTTCGGCTTGGGCGTGCAGGTATTCCCACAGGACTATTGGACACCTTTGCCGTAGTAAGGGGGTGGTGTGGATGCAGAGTGAAGATGGTGCAGGCCAGCGCAGCAGGGGATTCGATTATTTGATGGATCAGGGCTGCGCGGGCTTCGCCCGCCAGTGGGTGCCGGGGCGCGACGGTGATACGCGCTTGTGTCAACTGAAACCCCTGTCCAGTTGATGCAAAGCCCATAGCGTCAACCGGGGTTGACTGGAGGTTGATCAAGTTGCTGACGGATAAGGAGCAGGAGTGGCTCACGGCGCGGAAAAAGGCTTGCACCCGGTGCGGCAAAGTCCCGTCCCGGTGCAGCCAAGACCAGCGGAACGGCTGCTACCGGACGGGTTTGCCCGTGTGGGATTTAAGAACGACGGTGCCGTTCTACGCTTTCCGCGACGCCGCCGAATTTGAGGCCCGCGTCTCCCGGCGGCTGGCGGTTATGCTGTATATGTTTCAGGGCCTTGCAGCCCTCAAGATGCCGCCTCCAACGCCTGACTGGTTCTTGAAGCAGGCAAGGCTTACCGAGGAGGCGGATATGGAAAGGGAGGAGAATGATGTTTGACGTACCTGATTTTCTGTTGGGGTTTCTGGCTGGCGTAGTCATGGCGATGCTGTTGAATCTCTCCGTACCGTACAGGCATTTCAGGGAACGCCGCAAGCTGGAGGCGGAGAACAGGCTGGAGCTGAACAAGCTGAAGGATGCCCTGCGGGAAGGGGTTGATACGTGCGACGCTAGTATGCGCCGCCTTCAGCGTCTTGCCGAGAGGGTGGAAGGCTACGCAAGAAAGCTGGATATGGAAATGGAAAAGGAGAAGTACAAGTGCTGAAAGATTATAATTGCCTTCGCGGGCAGCCGCAGAACTATACGGCTGCCGAGTTCGATGTGTTCAAGAACGAGTGCGCCATCTGGATCAAACTCATGCAGCTTGGCGGAGAGTGGGAGTTTTTCTGCGAGCCCATATCCAATGCGGACGTGCGCGCCCAGACTTGCGTCAATGATTCGGCCCGGCAGGTCAAGTTCCAGATGAACATGCACACGCATGACAACTTCAACTGGGATTATAAGGATTTGCAGAAGACTGCGTTCCATGAGGTGTGCGAGGTGCTGCTGTACGATCTGGAGCGGATTGCCCGCTTGGAAGGTATCTCGGCGGAACAGAAGGAAGCCATGCTGATCCGGACGCGGCACAAGGTCATTCACCATTTGGAGAAGTTGTTCTATCTGATGGATGAGACTGACACCATCGACAGTATGCGCAAAAATATCATCACACCGACAGAAGTGTAAACGGAGCGGGCCGGAACTGGCGAAGGTTCCGGCCCTAGGAGGAGAGATGTGTGAAGTAAAGATGATGGGAAAAGAAGGTACGAAACTTAGATAAGGCGGGCGGCATGGATTGTCAAGCCCGCATGGGAGGATATGCAGATGCCGAAAGTGTTTCGCGTGTTTGCCGCATTGATGCTCGCCGCGTTCCTTTGCATTCCGAACGCGGGCTGCACCAAGGACGAAGTGGCGCTCAACGCTTACAAGACGCTGGAGACGAGCGCCGAGACGTACAAGGCCGTCATGAACGCGGCGCAGGATTTGCACCGCATGGGGAAAATGACGGATGAGCAGTGGAATCAGGTCAAGGATTACGCGGTCGTCTACTTCGATTCGTACCAGACGGCGGTCGCCGCGCTGGTCAAATACGTTGAGGTCACGCAGGGGGTGAAGTCCCCCGGTGCCGAGGACGGGGAATCCAAGCCCTCTGCCGCCGAACAGGAGCAGAAACTTGGCGACATGCTGTCGGGCTGCACCACGACGCTGAACGATCTGCTGGTCAAGGTGCAGGAACAGGATGTCGATGTCGCCAAGGCCAAGAGGGATTACGCGGAGGAATACGAAAATGCCTATTAATGCCGTGTCTGTTGCCGTCATTATGGAAGTCATCGGGCTCATCGTCAAACATGGCGTGCCCGCTGTGAAGGCCATGATTGAAACGTGGGAGAAGGATGAGATTACCCTTGAGGATGTCAAGGCCCTCGCCCACAAGATTGACCACCCGGATACCTACGATGTTTGATGATCCCGGCCCGAAGGGGGAACGCGACCCCAACTGGAAGCTGCCGAAGAAAGGCTGGTCTAGGTGGGAGAAGTTGACTGAGTGGGATGTGTATGTGGAGACGGCAAAAAAGTTCTCCGAGATGTTGGGCAGGGAAGTCAGCACCGAGGAGGCGAGGGCGCTCTGCAAGGCACACGACCGGATATGGAATAAAATGGTGCATGATTTTACCCATGTTGACAAACCTTGGGGTATACAGTAGCGTCTGATTGTCTCAGTTGTTCTTCAGCATCAATGATTGACGGGAGCGTACAGGGTTTTCGGGAAGCCCTGTGTGCTCCCGTCTTTCTTTTTTCCAAGGAGCGGTTATGTCTGAATATACTCGCGAACGTATCGAAGCGGTCATGCGGGCCAAGGGGTACGCCTTCTTTACCGAGGGCGACTACAACCTGAACCTTCTTGCCGTCCGCTCCGGGCGGGAGGCGACCAATCTGTTTGACGATACGTTCCTTGCCGTCTTCAAGGTGGACGGCGCATGGGAAACCCGTGAGTATGCCTGCACGACCGACCCCGGAACCTACTGGCTGCGGAACGGGCTTGAGAAAGGCACGGCGGTGCTCGCCCCCGGACAGTACCGTGGGGCGTTCGCCCTTGGAAAGCACAAGGGCGAGTACGAGGCGTTGGTGCAGGCGGCCCCGGTGACGGTCTACCGCGACGGGAACAAGGACGATGCGCTGGATTATGTGGCTCCCGAAACGGGGATGTTCGGCATCAATATACATCGGGCCAACCGGAACGGGGTATCCTTCTACGTGGACAAGTGGTCTGCGGGCTGCGTGGTCATTGCGGGCGCGGATGCGTTCGACGACCTGATGGGGCTGGTGCATAAGTCCTTGGCGATGGGCGTCTATGGGATGCGGTTTACGTTTACGCTTTTTGAAAAGCGGGACTTCAAAATATGAGCGGTGCGTCTTCGGCTACGGGTGCGTTCATTGAGCTCCGGGTCTGGGTAACGCATTATGTAGAGCAGCTTATGACCGGAGCCAGCATCAAGGTTTTTTTCGCGTCTGTGCTTACGTTCTTTACGAACGTGCTCTATGGCGACAAGGTGGTGTTCATGATCTACCTTGCGTTCGCCCTGCTTGATCTCGTGCTCGGCGTTACGAAAGCCATCGTGTACGACAGCTTCAACCCCAAGTACCTGTTGTACTGGGTAAAGAAGTTGGGGACGCATATGCTGCTCATCCTCCTGTTGGGGCTCTTGTGCAATGCGTTCTTCCACACGTCCGGGATAACGGTTTCGTTTGTGAACTGGATGTTGTTCATTTGCTCCACTACCGAGCTTGCGAGCATCATCTGGAATCTGAAGTCGCTTGGGATGCCCGTGCCGCCTGTTGTGGATGTGTTTCTCAAGGCGCTGCGCAAGCGTGCGTCTTCTCATATCGCGCAGTGTTTTGGGGATGATGAGATGCGGCAGGAAATCGAAAAGGCATTGCAGCAGTACAAGTCGTGCGACGACTGCTCAGGATGCGGAAGGCATCCGCATGAATGATTGTAATCCTTGAACGATTTTGCTACCGTTGAATTGGCTGAGTTTTCTAGTAGGAACGCATGTAGGAGTTTTTCATCATGGGTAAGTTTCCAGTCACATACGATGAAAAGCTGAAGCAGCATCGGTTGATGGTCGATGGCGAGTTGCTCGTGCCCGGCGTTGTCCCCGTGGATACGACGCAGGGCAAGGGGCCGAACCATCTTCAGGTTGATGCCGATGCTGGCTTGGCTGTCCGGTCTGAGACGTTCGTCTCGACCGATGACGGCAACCAGCTTGAAGTCGGGCAGGATGGCAAGCTCTTCGTTCGGGAAGTGTCCCCCGATTCACTGCTGTCTCAGGACAAGAGCAACCAGCTCTCCGTTACGGACGGCATCTATTACAACGTGGGCGACCATCTGAGCGAGGACGAAAACAACCTTCTGGTTGCGCGGGACGGCAAGCTCTTCGTCGGCAAGGTGTCCGCCGTCTCTGACGATGAGGGCAACATCTTGCAGCAGGGCACCGACTCCGGCGCGTTGCTGAAGATGGACAGCCTTGTCTCGCTCGACCTTGGGAACCGGATCGTTCTCGGTTCGGACAACAAGCTGTCCGCGCCCGTGCAGCTTTCCAAGGAAGAAGGCAACTTCCTTCGTCTCGGCAACGACCAGATGCTGTACATCAACGGCGCTGACATCGTTTCCAACGAAGCCAAGAACATGCTGGAAGTGTCTTCCAGAGACGGCAAGCTCTTCGTAAGCCGCGACAATCTGGTTCCCCCGCCCATCGTGGCGGAAGACGAAGGAAACATCATCGTCGCGGGCGGCGACGGCGGTGCCCTTCTGAAGATGGCGATGCTCGTTTCCACTGAGGTTGGGAACTTCATCCGTATCTCGGATAAGGACAACCGACTGCTGGTGGGCACGCAGTTGTCCATGCAGGAGGGGAACTATCTCCGGCATGGCGAGGACGGCGGCATTTATGCTGACGGCAACGATCTGCTGTCCAACGAATCGGACAACATCCTCGGCATCTCCACGGTCGATGGCAAGATTTATCTGAGCCATGAAGATTACGTGACCACGGTGTCCGAGGAAAACGGCAACGTCCTTCGCCCCGGTGCGGATGGCGGTGCCCTGCTTCTCATTGAAGACCTCATCTCCAAGGACGCCCAGAACAGCATCGTTGAAGGCAGCGACAAGCTCTTGTATGTCCGGGCCGTGTCCAAGGATGAGGGCAATGCAGTCACCCCCGGTTCCGATCTTGGGAGCTTCTTCCCGGCTGATTTCGGAACCATGTAACCAAAATAAATCACAGGAGTTTTTCTTATGGCTCGTAAAACGCCGCAGGCCATTCAGCAGTACCGTGGTACCACCGAACAGCACGCCACCTACACTGGCCCCATTGGTGAACTCACCGTCGATACCGACAAGAAGGTTGTCGTTGTTCAGGATGGCGCTACCGCTGGCGGTATCCCGATGGCCCGCGAAGACCGCAAGGTTGCTGGCGATAACTACATTAAGGTGAACGGCGCTGCCGAGGGCACCCTTGCTGCCGACCTGACCCTTACCATGGATATGACGAAGGTTGCCGCTGACCTCGTTTCCACCGATGAAAACAACGGCCTGTCCGTAGGCACCGACAACAAGCTGTTCGCCAAGGCTCCTGATGCCGATCTCATCCTTCGTCCCGGCGACAAAATCCTCCATGACGTGGACGGCAAGGTTGCCGCTGACATCTCCGTCAGCTACGACCAGCCTTCCGGCGTTCTGAACATCATCGGTCATGACGGCACCACCGTTGTCGCTACCGCCACCATCCCCTCCAGCACGTCTGCCCTGAAGGGCGTAGAGCTCGTGGAAGGCAAGCCTTCCGCTGACGGCGAGGAAGTCGAAGGCGACTACCATGTGAGCCTGCGTGTGGCTTACAAGAAAGGTGGTGTCCAGAAGTATTCCGATGCCGCTGGCGTGACCTTCACCGCCACCAAGGGCACCGAGAGCGCGGGCGTCGCCATGCCTGAGTTCACCGTGCCTGAAGACGCTACGGATCAGAAGTACGAAGCCGTGTTCATGGGTCAGGAAGCGGAACAGGCCGTGGCTGCCACTGCCGCCTTCGCGTTCACCGATGGCTCCACCATGCGCCTTGCGGAAGGTATGCTGTACTTCACCCCGCAGATCGGCATCGAAGCTGGCACCTACCTGCACTTCATCTTCGTGCTGTCTGACGGCACCCTTGCCGACCTGTATGTTAACGTCACCGACCTCGTGGACGTGTACACCGCCGGGCAGGGCATCTCCATTTCCGGCAAGGTGATCTCCGTCAAGCTCGGCGCTGATGGCGGCGTGAAGTTCGACGAATCCGGCAACATCGTGGTGGACTTCACCAAGATCGTTTCCACCGATGCGGACAACGCGCTGAAGAAAGGCGCTGACGGCAAGCTCTCTGTGACGGTCGTGTCCGCCAATGAAGGGAACCTCATCAAGACGGGCTCGGACAAGGGCGCTCTGCTGACCAAGGACGACATCACCGACGCGGTGGAAGAAATCGTGTCCGGTGTCGTCACCGCCGGAACCATGTGCTCCGAGCTTCGTGCCGAAACCGCTGACAACCAGATTGTCTGCGATGCTGGCAAGATGTACGTCACTTCCGATTATGGCACGATGGGCGAGTAATATCGCAACCTTATAACCCTTTAAAATAGGGGGATAATATTATGGCTATGGATGGCTTGACTCCTGTGGTTGACATTGGCGGCAATGGCAATGGTGGTTGGGGCGATTGGGGTGGTGCCCTGATCGGCGGCGCTATTGGTGGTGCCGTTGGTTCCGCATGGGGCGACCGCCGCGGGAACAACTGCTGCAATAACGGCGGTTGCTGCAACGGTGGCGGGAATACTGCCGCTTTCGGCGAGACGTTCATCATGGACAGCCTGAGCGGTGCCCGGAGCGACATCAACTCCATTGGGCGCGACAACCTGATGCAGACTGCGGGCGTCCAGAACGCTCTGTGTCAGGGCTTTGGCGGTGTCAACGCCACTGTGGAACGTACCGCCCTTGGGCAGCAGATCACTGCGACGCAGGGATTCAGCGGCCTCAACACTGCGATTCTCACCAGTTCCATGCAGGGTCAGCTCGCCGCCAAGGACGCGCAGCTTTCTGCTCTTGCCGCTACCAATGCGGCTGAAATGCAGGGCCTGCGTAATACTTTCGAGCTGAAGTCCAGCATCGACAATTGCTGCTGCACCACGCAGCGTTCCATCGACAATCAGGGTTGCCAGACTCGTGAAACCATCCTTGCCGAAGGGTGCGCCACCCGTGGCGCTATCCATCAGGAAGGGGAAGCTACCCGTGCTCTGATTGCCCAGATTGACCGCGAACGCCTGCTGCGTGAAATGAACGCCAAGGATGCGGAAATCGCGTCCCTCAAGGCGCAGAACTTCAACACTGCGCTGGCGAACAACAACGCAGCCCAGACTCGTGCGGACATGCAGTCCATGCTGAACACCATCTTGAACCACATGACCTACAAGACTCCTACCACCTCTGGTGGCGGAACCACTGCCTGAGTCTCCCGGCGGTAGTATGACAAAGCCCCTCTGGGTCACACCAGAGGGGCGACAATGTAAGGAGAGTCATTATGGCTGGTTTGAGATTCTTTTTGGGCGGCAAGCCATCTGGCGGCGAGATGGAGAACAGGCAGCACGACCGTTGGTCTGAGCCGAGGAATCATTATGACGATGGTCGGGATATGCGGCAGCATTATGGGCGGCCTTCTTCTCCGATGGAGAACCGCTTCGATCAACCGGATTATCGGCCCATGCGCGGGTTGTATAATCTTGAGCCGCAGCGTTCTGATCAGCCGGAACCCCACATGCGCGGGCTGTATAATTACAAGCATCCTGATGGGATGAACCATTACGACCCGCAGCGGCATGGCGGCGCACAGGGCAATTTTGTCCCGCTTCCCGAAGATGATGTGCGGTTCCATGAGGAATGGAACAACGAAGGCGGCAACCGTATCGGGTATATCTCCGATGTGCGGAACCACGATGGCAGCCATTCCGATGGGGGCCATTTTGAGCGGGGCGTTGCTTCTGTGATGGAGTCGCTTCCTGCGGTGGGCGGCTACGCCAAGATTGTTGAGTCCGTACTGAAAGTTCTCCAGAATCCCCCGGCGACGTGGGCGGCGTACTTGAAAAATAAGGACTATGCTGGTATCGCAAAGATGGAAGCGAAAGAGCTTATGTCTGCGATTGAGAAGCATAAAGCCCCCGCTGACATTCATAAGGAGATTACCCATACCATTGCAGCGTTGATGCGCATGGGCATGTAAGGAACTTGCAAAGGAGCGAACATGGCGGCAGGCACTTCAATTTTTCTTCCGGTCATGGAATACAATGGGGATACTTGGCATCTCCAGTATGACCCTGAAAATCCGATGTCGGTACGTCCCGACTTGGTTGGCGGCAAAATCACCAATATGTCGTGTGCCCCGGTGAAGCTGCCCCGTCAGCATCCTGACAAGCAGTTCTATATGGTGGTCGTCAGCATCCTGATGCCCGCCAGCATGGAGCCTTCTGGACGGGCTATCCCTGAAAAGCGTCTGCTCGGTTTCCGAGTGTATGACTATCTTCCGGCAAACCCGTCCACCCTTGACGCTTTGAACCTCAATGAGATGGTTTTCTATATTGCAGAACCCCGCCCCGGCAGCGACGCGCAGACGCTTCTGGAAACAGTCCTTGGGCTTAAGGTGCAGGAACAGCCTGCGGCTGAAGCGGTGAATACGGACTGGACGAAGATGCTCATGCAGCAGGATGCCCCGGAGCCGCAGCCGGAACCAGTGGCCCCGCAGCAGCGAGCCTATACTACGCCTCAGCAGCATACCATGCAGTTGTCTGACGGGACGGTGAGGTAAGCCTTATGCCGCATGATCCTATTTATGATAAGGTACTTGAGCGCGTTGTTACCAATGCGGAACATCTGATTTCCGTTCACGACAATGCACAAGGGCTGCTGAATGTGGCGATGCGTGGGGCTATGCCGTGGGCTACCCCTTTGGTTATGAAGGGTGTTCTGCCTTCTGTGGATAAGTTGGAAGTGCTGTGTACACAGCTTCTGGCGATTGTTATGAGAAGTGACCCTTCGGTTATACAGGCCGAGGAAAAGAATACTAAGTAGGGGGAATTTATGCCTCGCAAAATTCCTAAGCCAGTACAGCAGTTTCGCGGGACGACTGCGCAGCACGCTACCTATACTGGCCCAGAGGGTGAAATCACCGTTGATACCACAAAGCACACGGCAGTTGTGCATGATGGGCAGACGGCTGGCGGCTTCCCTTTGATGCGGGAGCATGACATTATCGATGATGTGCAGATTACGGCATCTGTCGGCACTGCTGAGGCTATTTGGAATGTGTCTGTCGCTGTCGCTGATGGTGACGGTAGTTGGACTGCTCCTTTGGCCTTGAGCATCCAAGGCAAAGTTAATACGCCCATTGCAAGGGTTGTGAACGCGCAGCCCGGTGCTGACCATCTTGGAGGCGTGCGGGTTGTCTACAAGGGGGAAACGCAGCAGGCACAGACTGGTTTCTCTCAGACTGGCGGGACGGCAAATTTCTCGTTCACTGACGGGACTACTTGTGCGGTGGTTGCTGCGGCTGAATCTGATGGGAAACAGGCTATCACGTTTACGTTCACGTTTGCCGCTACTGCCAGTGGGCCGTTCCTGTGTGTTTCTGGCGTGCGCAAGAATGTGTCCTATGAAGTTGCCGATCCGCTCCTGTCTCAAGACCCGATGAATGCCCTTACCGCTGGCACTGACGGTAAGATTATGCTCGACGGTTCTGGTCTGGACAAGAGCTATCTTCCGCTGTATTTTCCCTTTGAAAGTGATGAGATAGTGCCGGAAATCCATACGTTCTTCCCTGACCATTGCAGGGTCATTCTGGTGGATGGCCTTCAGTCTGATGGAACGAGCGTGGATGCTCTGGGCATCACGGTTCAGCTCGATGGGGACAGTGAGGGCACCTCGGCTGTGACGCTCAAGAATGGGCAGATTGACAGCGATGGCGCTTTTGCGGGAAAGGCTGTAGTCATTCGGTGTTCTGGGCGTACTACGGAGACGTGGGTTTCTGCGTTGCTTCGTCTGACCCCCACAATGCTGGCGTCCGATTTATAGCATTCACGCACGATAAGTTTGTAAGTTCCCGATTTTTTACCCAGAAAAGTCGGGAACTTTTTATTTATATTTGGAGGGTTTATGGACAGTTTGCTTTGTGGTTATTTACGGAACAACAAACGAGACGTTCTGACTTTTGTCGTGGATACCGAAGCAACTACGGCTGGCGGCAAAGTGACGAGCGCACCGATTGATTGTTATAAAACGGGTGGCGTCTTCAGGACGAACATCTATATTTCTTGGGGGGATGGAACAAGTACGATAGTCCCTTCTGGGAGTTCTGACCTGTCCCTGCTTGAGCATGAATATGCGTCTGCCGGGGTATATGCGGTGAACATCACTGCGGAGAATATGAAGGACGTATTCTTTGTTGGGTCGAATCCTAATGACGGTGTGCATACGATACCGCACACGCAGTATTTCCGGGAGACATTGATTTCTATTGGCCCGCTTGGTGCTGAGAGATACTCGCTTCCTTTCATGCAGATTAATCCGTATTCTTTCTTTATTGAGTGCAGACATCTGCGGCGTATCCCGGAAGGTTTGTTTGATAAATGGACGCACTGCGTCGGCTTCGACAATGCCTTTAATGGGTGTACCTCCATTACTGAGGTGCCGGAAGATTTGTTCAAGTATAACACTGAAGTGCTTACTTTTGAAAATTGCTTCAGCAATATACCCAATCTGAAGTCTGTCCCTGAAAACTTGTTCTCCGCAAATACGAAGGCAACAAACTTTAGCTATCTGTTCTATTACAGCACTGGCCTGTCTGTTGTTCCGGTTAATTTGTTTCGCGAAAATAAGGAGGCTCTCACCTTTGCTGGAACATTCTGTGGATGCACCGGATTGTCGAGCATTCCAGAAGCTGTATTTTCCAGCAACACGAAGGCTGAAAGTTTCTACGGGACGTTCAAGGAATGTGCGAATCTTACTACTGTTCCTGAAAATCTGTTTGCCAGTAATAATGCAGTTACTGACTTTTCGTTTGCGTTCTATGTTTGCACAGGCATCACAGGGAATGTTCCCGAACTGTGGGCAACACATAGTGAAACGGAGCAGCATACGGATGTATTTTATGGCTGCACCAATGCCGCCAACTACGTTGATATTCCCGCTGATTGGAAGTAAGATATTTCCATAATCAAGGAGCGATTGCTATGGATTCATCCCCGATTGAGCCCCCTGTTCAGTGCCAGCCTGTAGTTGTTCAGTGTACGTGCTGCCAGTCGGTGCGGCAGAATGAAGAGCTTGACCCAATCGGGGGTGTTTTCCTTGTTCTGTTTATAGTGTTTGCCGCTTCTCTGGGCGTATGGTTACATAGGAGTTGAGGCTGCGAAATAAAAGCTCCCTACCCGATGAAGGTAGGGAGCTTTTTTACGGGCCTCGCCTTTTTCATAGGCGGCACCTCCACGGTATCGTTCAGTGTGAGCGCCTCGACATATGCGCTCACGTTAACATCCCCGACCAATGTAAAGACTGGGGTTCCTGAGCCTGTTACTTTTAATGTAACAATGAATAATAAACCTTATACTGGCCCGGTACAGCTTACTTCTAATATCTCACAAGTACCTGCACAAACTATTAATGCACAAAACGGTGTTGGGTCTACGACTATTACTTTTACAGTACATGGAGATTATACTATTTATTTGTCTGTTGGCGATTTGACTACACAATATAATTATTCGACTACAGCTTTAACTTATGAATATGTTAGTCTTGGTGACGATATAACTGGATGGACTTGCCCGCCATCTGCTCCTTTGTATCTTTATTGGCATGGCGTGCGTGTTTACCAAGCTAATGGCCCGGATACTACATCAACACGTATTCAAGCAAGTAATGGTAAAGTATATTACAAAGGAGCACACCAATCAATGTATAGTTACTCTATTGCAGAATATGACCATTAATGGCGCGTCCACCACGATTGCAGGGGAGGCAAAGCCCGAACCTGTGTACAAGTATGATGATGGCAATAGTTGGACATGGCAGAGTACTTGGTCTCCTGACGGTAGTATAGGGGAATCTTTTGTCATATTGTTCTATGAAGGACAGATGGTCGCTTATAATGGCGGTCGGGGAGATACTGATACTCCTACCGAGGGTATTGATGGTCATACATATCTTCGTGGAGAACTGAAAGAAACGAATGACCAGTCGTACACAAGAACACATAAATATGCCATAGCACGGCAGGTATAAATGAATCCGCCCGCTACTAAATGTAGCGGGCGGAACTGTTTTAAACTTGTCTAGCTATAGCATAATGATCTGCGTAAGAGAACCCACTGGTTGTACGTTCCTGATATTCCCCGCGAAGGTATGTATATCCATCAGAACCAGTTATTGAAGTAAGTTCTCCATCGTTACTACTTGCGACATCGACCCCATTATAAGTGCAATTTGTTGCGGTAAGCATTCCTGTAGGTGGTACGGCTGTATGACTAACCATCCATTGATTATTATCATCGTACTTATAAATCGGGCCGGGATTTGCCTCCCCTGCAATCGTGGTGGACGCGCCATTGCCAGAAGCATCAGTAAAGGACACGGTATACGAACCTCCATTCGCATTGGTGCTGGTTAAAGTTTCAGTGAATTGCCCTGCCGAATTGGTGGCCTTCGCCCCGGTGGTGCCGCCAGAAAGACCGCCAAAGCTCGTTACGCTAACCCCGCTGGTGATGGGGTTGCCGTTGCGTTTGCAAGTGAAGGTGACGGCTGTAGCGGTATTGTACGCCAGCGTGTTCGGGCTTGCCGAAAGCGCATATGTCGAGGCGCTCACACTGAACGATACCGTGGAGGTGCCGCCGCCAAACGAGAGAGTCACGGTTTTGCTGCCTATGGACGTTGCCGTCAGGGAGACGGTGAACTTGCCACCGGATGCTGTTGCCGAGGCAGGGCCAGAAAGCCCGGAGCTGTACGACAGACTGACGGAACCAGCGTAGTTGGCGTTGTTCTTCTTGACCGTGAAGGTGACGGAGTCGGGGTCGTTGGTGTAGAGCTGAGAGATGTTTGCTGAAGCAGCGTAAGTAGCGGCTGCCACCGTAAATGTTGCCGTTGCTGACCCACCGCCGAACGAGACGGTGACGGTTTTATTGCCCGTGGTGGTAGCGGTCAGCTTGTTCGTGCATTTGCCGTCAGTGGCAGTTGCCGAGGTGCTGCCGGAAAGCCCAGAGGGAAGCGAGAAGGTAACGGCACCATCATAAGCGACGTTGTTCCGCTTCACGGTGAACGTCACATTGGAAGCCAAATCTTCCGTCAGGGCTGTGGGCGAAGCCGATACTGTGTATGTAGCTGCCGATACGGTGAAGGCAATGGCGTCTGAGCCACCGCCGTAGGTCAGAGTGATATTGCCTGCTGTAGTTCCGCTTGCTGCCACTGAGATGGTAAACTGACCAGAAGCGTTTGCTGTGGCAGATGCCGGGCCACTGAGGTTTCCGCTGTATTTGATGGTGACAGCCCCGGCATAAACTGCGTTGTTCTTCTTTACAGTGAAGGTGACGGACTTGCTGTTGTAGGCTTGGACGCTGGTGCTGTTGGCAGAGGCCGCGTAGGTGGCTGCCGAGATGGTCATGGTATCGGACGCATTCCCGCCGCCGAAGGTAGCTTTGATGGTACCCGTTCCGGTGGCGTCTGCGGATACGTTGATGGTGAACTGACCAGAGGAGTTTGCTGTGGCAGACGCCGGGCCAGAAAGCCCACCGCTGTACGTCAGCGTCACAGCGCCAGCGTAGGCCGCATTGTTCCGCTTCACGGTGCCAGTGATGGACTTCGTTTCATCAACCCGGATGGTGGTAGGACTGACGACGAAGGAGTAGGTGGACGCTGTGACGGATACGGCGTCAGTCGCTGACCCACCACCAAAGGTAAACGTCAGGGTCTTGTTCCCGGCTGTGGTGGCGGTAGCCGTGAGTTTTACCACACCATTGGTTGCCGTAGCGGATGTGGTGCCGGAAATGCCCGTGGGATACTTCACGGTGACGGCACCGGAATAGTTCTTGCCATTGCGTTTCACGGTAGCGGTGATGGTGCCGGAGACGTTGGTCTTGAGCGCAGCCGAGGTGATTTCAGCGGCATAGGTCGCAGCCTGAGTATCCACCGTGTAGGAGGCGCTTCCGCCGCCGAAGGTGGCTTTCACGGTACCGTCTGCGGTTCCAGTCGAGGTCAGCGTGATATCGAACTGACCAGAGGCATTGGAGGTAGCTTTCGCAGGCGTACCAGTGATGCCGCCAGAGTAGGCCAGCGTAACGGCCCCGGCATATGCCTTGCCGTTGCGGGTAACAGTGACGGTGTAGTCAGCCTCCTCGTAGGCGGTGATAGTCTTGCTGCTGGCGTTGATGGCATACGTGGCGGCAGCAACGGTGATGTCCGCCGTATCCGTCCAGTCATCAACCTTGACCGTCAGCGTTTCCGTTCCGGCATCCTCATAGGTCGCCTTGTACGTATACTTGCCTGCGGAGAATGTGACCGAGGTGCCGTTGATGGTGCCCTTTCCGGCGTATGCCTTGCCGTTCCGGGTAACGGTCACAACGGTGGAACCTGCCTCATACTGCGTAAATTCATCGTTGGAGATTGCCAGCGTGTAGGTAGCGGCGGTTACGGTCGCGGACAGTTTCACGCTGGCGCCACCATAGGTTGCGGTGATTGTCCCGCTGCCCACGGTATTGCCTGTGATGGTGAACGTCCCGGTGCCGGAAGAGTTGGTGGTGACTTTCGTATCACCGGATACGCCGCCGGAGTAGGCCAGCGTGATGGCACCAGCATAGGCTTTTCCGTTCCGTTTTGCGGTGATTGTGATTTCTGCGTCTTCAAACCGCTGAACAGTTTTAGGCGTGATGCTCGCCGTATAGGTGGCTTCAGTGACTGTGACGGATACAGCATCACTGACGGTTCCGCCCCCGAAGGTGGCGCTGATGGTAGACGCGCCTGCGGTAGCGCCTGTGACGGTGATGGACACGAGGCCGGACGCATTCGAGGTTGTGGATTTTGTGCTGCTGGTAATGTTGCTGTTATGCGCGAGGGTGACGGCTCCCTGATACGGTTTTCCGTTTCGCTTGACCGTGAAGCTGACGGCCTCAGATTCGTATTCCTGCACCGTGTAGTCTTCAGCTTCAACGCTGTAGGTTGCCGCAGCTACAGTGACGGACAGCGTGATGGTTTGCCCATCAATGACCAACTTCAGGGATTGCTTCCCGGAAGTATTGTACGTTGTCGTATAGGTGGCCTTGCCGTTAGTGAAGGTAATGGCCTTGCCAGCAAGGGTAGCGGCACCGGAGTAGGCTACGCCATTCCGTTTCGCAGTAATCGTAAGGGTGCCCTGTTCGTACTGCGTGAACGACCCGGACGAAGTTGCCGTGTATGTCGTTTGTGCGACGGGGTAGGTTTGATCCAGAACGGTGGTACCATTTACTTTTACAACGAGGGGATAATCTCCGGGAGCATCATGGGGGCCGAGGGTGACGTTTGCTACCCCGTTGGAGTTCAGAGTGTATTCCACCCCATTAACGCTGATTTTTTTTCCGGGAATGAGAAGGTCATTATCATAGAGGGTGATGGCGCTTGTGACCGTATCGCCAGTATACTCTGGAAGCCCATCTACACTGGCGATGTAGAGATGGTCTGTGTAGTACCCGTACATAAACTCTCCTGAATTGTTAATGATTAAATACAGTTACTGTTAAGTATAAGGGAAATTTGCGAAGATGTAAATGTTGCGGTATGGAAGTAATTGCTTGCGGGTACAGAACTTTTCATTGGAGCGATATATGAGCGTTATTCTTTCCCAAACCCGGTGGCCTTCCTTGGCTCTCGATTTGGCGATCATGACGGTGCCGGGTTCCCCGTTGACGGAACTGAACACCATCTATGAAACGTATTCGTTGACCCAGAATGAGTTGCGGGAGATTTTGAACAACCCCTATTTCCAGCAGTTGTTCAATGACGCGCTGGAGCAGGTGAAGGCACAGGGCAACAAGGCGGGCGCGGCCTATCGTGCAATGACGCTTTCTCAGGCTTTATCGGAGAAGCTGTTCCGGGATGCGAACGGCAACAGGATGGAGCCGAAGGACATGATCAAATTTTACGAGTTGTTGCTGAAGTCTGCGGGGTTGCTGGACAACAAGGACACGCAGGTCAACACGCAGGTCAATGTCGGCGTCGCGCTGCCGTTGCCGACAGGGTTGAACAACCCCAAGCTCAAGCATACGCAGGCTATAGGAACTAAATAAAGGAGCGGGCATATGGCTTTCAGATATGATATGTCCCCCACTGGCAAGGCATTCCATGAGTGCGACAAATACGTAAAGATGCTCTGCGGGCCTTACGGGTCTGGGAAGTCCTGCTGTTGCGCTATTGACGTGCTGTCGTATGCCTGCGCTCAGGCCGTGGCCCCGGACGGGTATCGGTATGTCCGCGTCGGCGTCGTGCGTTCTACGTATCCTGAGCTTTTCTCCACGACGCGGAAATCCTTGCTTGAGGTTTTGCCGGAATCGTGCGGGACGATTACGACAGGGACATCAGGGACGCAGGGGCTGTACATAATCCCGCTGGTGGACGGGACGAAAGTCCACCTTGAAATTGATTTGGTTGCCGCTGCCAGTGTCGATGACGAATGGCGCTTGCGTTCAAGGAACTGGACGTTCGCATGGATGAACGAAGCCAACGGCTGTATCGAAGAAGTGTTCATGATGATCACGCAGCGTATCGGGCGCTACCCTTCCGATGATTTGGGAGGTGTGTCGTGGGGCGGGGTCATTATGGATTTCAACCAGCCCGCGCCGGGGACGTGGGTGGACAACTTTATGCGGAACCCGCAGCCAAACTGGGCAGTGTTCCGCCAGCCGCCAGCCGCATTCAAACATGAAGATGAGCATGGGAACATCACGTACACCGTCAATCCCAATGCGGAGAATTTGCGAAACCTAGGGGCAAAGGAAGAAGGCGACCCGGAAGATTTCCCTGCCGAGGAGCGGGGCAAGCGGTACTACAGGAACCAGATCGACGCCCTCATCAAACAGGGGCGATATGATGTCGTTGACAACCAATACTGCATGTTGGATGTCCCCGTGGTTGACGGGAAGCCAGTCTATCCGGGGTTCAGCAAGCGGAAGCATGTGGCCCCGCAAGTCCTTGAGCCCCTCATGTTCCATGATATTATCATCGGCATGGATCAATCTGGTATCCATCCGGCGGCGGTTATCCTGCAAAACCAATATGGAAAGTGGTGTGTCCTCGATGAACTCTACGCCAATAACGAGGGCTTTGAGAATTTTCTCTATGGTATGCTGGTTCCCCGGTTGCGGGAAAGGTACTCGACGAATCCGATAGTTGCCGCGATTGACCCTAGCAACCAGCGGGATTCGTGGACGGCGACGACGCCGAAGGAACGTCTTGCCGAGGCGGGCATTGCGGCTGTGACCGAATTGACCAACAGCCCCAAAATCCGTATCCAGATGGTAGAGCACATGCTCAACTTGGATACTGGCGGTTTGCTGGTGAGCCCGAACTGTGAGCTGCTGGTCAACGGGTTTGTCCATGAATATCGGTATCGCAGGCTTCGGGGTGGGGGTTCCATCGGTGCGGCCTATACGCCCCAACCGGAGAAGAACGACGCAAGCCATGTTCATGATGCGTTGCAGTATGCGGCGCTGCTCATCTACAGGGATGCGACGAAGGATGACCCGGCAGCGGAAGCCCTTGCAAAGAAACTTTCGGATAAACGGCGCGTACTGCGGAAGGTCGTATAATGGCTGAAGAAGCTACTGATTCCACTCGCATCAACTGGTTGCGGGAGATTGAGGACATCCCGAAGAATGCCGTTGACCCTCTGGCTGATGAAGTCATGCGGCGGTTCAATGGTGCCGTGGGGTGGCAGTCAACCGAACGGGTGAACGGCAGGAGCCTGCGGCAAGTTCTCCAGAATTGTTGGGAACAGCAGAACGGTGTGCTGAACTGCGCCGATGCACAGGCGGCGGAAGCTCTCGGTGTCGATGTCGTTATCAACATGACCGCGTTGAAGACGGACACGGCGAACGCATTCCTTGCCGAGTCTTTGACTGCGGGCGATGCCAGCCTTCCTTGGACTATCATGCCGACGCCCCGCCCGGACATTTCCCCTGTGGCGAAAGAAGCGGTGTTGCAGGAAGTGAAGCGCCAGCTCTTTTCTCAGGGTGGGTACCAAGACAGCATGGCGTTGGTTTCCCATATCCAGCAGGCAAAGCAGTTGATGCGCCGCAGGGAGGAAGAGAAGGCAGCCAAGGCCGCGGATGAAATGATGCTGCTCATTGAAGACCAATGCGCCGAGGGCGGCTTCTCACGGGCGCTGACGGATTTCCTGCAATACTTCCCGGTCTATCCCTTTGCCGTTTTCGCCGGGCCTTACATCACGAGGGCCACCAAGCTGACGTGGGGCAAGAACCGTCCCCGACTGAACACTGAGGTTTTCCCCGTGTTCCGGGCAATCAGCCCCTTTGACTTCTGCTATTCGCCGGATTCCCCTGACACGCAGCGGGGGACGTGCGTGTTTACCCGGACGCTCTGGACGCGGAAGCAGCTTCTGGATGCGGCGAAGATGAAGTCGTACCTGCAATCCAATGTGCTTCAAGTTCTTGAGAATGCCGACATCAATCCTGATTTCAATCTGAACTGGCTCAGTCGGGAGCCGGATTCGTATCGGCGCAGCTTGTCCCTGTGGTCGTCCAATGTCGCCCCCATTGAAGTCCTGACGCACTATGGTGTGATGTCGGGACGGGAGCTCAGGTCGTATGGGTTCCATAACCTTGAAGACACTGAGTTCTACAACTGCGAGATTGCGATGGCGGGCTACCGGGTGATTCAGGTGAAGGTCGTCAGCGACCCCCGGATGCAGACGCGGCCCATCTACACGGCGAGCTTCTACCGCACGGGCGGCGACCGCATTGCGGGCGACGGCATTGCGCAACGCATCCGGGACATTGAGCGGGCCTATCATTCCTGCCTGCGCTACCTGATGCGGAACGCGGCGAATGCGTCTGCGCCCTTGTGCGAGGTTGACTATCGCCGGATGATTGCGCACATGAGCGATGAGGACTTGGGCCATGTCGTTCCGGGCCTGATGTACATGGTGGATTCCGATGCGAGCAACAGCGGGAGCGCCGCCATGCGGTTCTTCAACATCCCCTCCAATATCCCGGCCTACGCACAGTTGATGGAAATGTTCATGCAGCTTGGCGACCGGGTGACGAACATCCCGGCAGCCCTGCACGGGGAAGCCGTGGGCAGCGGTGCCATGCGGACGTTCCGGGGCATGTCCATGTTGCAGGGGAATGCGACGAAGGCCCTCCATGCGGCGGTGACGAACATTGCCAACGGCGTGTTCATCCCGCTTGGGGAAGCGTTGTTCAATACGAACATGCTGTACTCGAACAACATGGACATCAAGGGCGATGCGCAGATCATCACCAAGGGCGCTGAGGGCTTGCTCCAGAAGGAGATGCAGAAGCAGTCCGCAATGGAGATATTGCAGGTTGTCGGTTCTGTCGGCGCGCAATTGGGGCAGATGGTGAACATTGCCCCTGTCGTGTCGTGGAGCATCAAGCGGCTGGTGAGCGCAATGGGCGTGCCGGATGATGTCATTGCCCAGATGGAACAGCCGATGATGCCGCCGGGCATGTTGCCGCAGGGCGGTGCCCCAATGTCTGGAGACAATCCGAATCCCAATCCGGCACCGCCGTCACCTACGGGCGCTGGTGTTGTTGCCGATGTTTCGGGGGGAGAAGCATGATAGAGCATGGCCCGAAGGCCGGGAGCAAATGGTTCAAGTTTGCGGCATGGTTTGTGGATAACCTCAATTTTTGTGAGGGGTTCTACTACGGGACGGATATTCCCAAACCTGAGAATAAGTTGTACAACTGGTTCTACACTTACTGGTTGTGGCCTTGGAAACAAAATGACTGCATCTGCTGCAATACGGTACGCGGGCTGATGTATGGGGCGGTCATTGGATTCATCCTTGGGAGGTTTTTATGAGTTTGTATCCCCTTTGGAAGAACACCAATAAGACGGAGTTCTCCAGTGTTTTCAGCGTCCCGCCCGGTCAGGTCTGCGTGCTTTTCGCCTCTGGGTTGCAGAAGTACAAGTACCGGGTAGATGCTTCCGAGGTGCAGGTGCCGCAGGTTTTCTGCGTGCGCCGACTGCTGCACAATTTCACATTTCCAGTGGATAAGGCAAACTTGCCCTGTGGTTGGATTTTTGATACCGAAAAATCAGGCGCTGATGAAATCATTGATGAAGTCGTCAGGTCTTGCTCTGACCCGTGGCAGTTGTCGATGTGCAGCAACCTCCGGGTTATTGGTGTCCCCGGTACATACCGTTTGGAACTCAATGACACTACGGCTATTGGTAAGGCGCAAGTCTTTGCCGAACTGTACAATGCAAAGACTTTCCCGATGCAGGTCAAAGACCTATTCTTTCTGTAGGGAGATGAATTATGTCGCAAGGTTGCGGAAGCATTGATTACCTGAACGGCGGCACCATGACTGGTGTGTCAATCCTGAACTCTCAGGTTACGAACACTACCATTTCATCGAGCACCCTTGACAGCAGCACGATCTCGAACCTGACTGCCCTTGACGAAAAGTCTGCACAGGTTGTTGCTGATGCCATTGCCGCACTTCCGGCGGATAAACTGCAAGCCCTTGTCAATGCGCTGCTTGCTGCACTGACCCCCAAGGCGGCACCCACTCCGGCGCTCTCTGAAGAATCCGATGCGATTCCCACTGACATTATCGGGGCGCGGTCGTCCGTACTTGGCGACCCCGATACGTGGCTTGCCCTTGGCGAATACGTGGTGCCCATGTACTCGCCGGATAAATAGGAGGGACTATGAGCAAGAAGGTTGCAGTTGCAGTGGTTACGGGTGTTGACAGCACCTTTGATGCCGCTGTGGAAAAAGCGCAAAACCCTGCCATGACGACCGCGGATAATCCTCTTGTCGCCAACTATCAGGACATGAAGAACGAAGCCGTTGTGGAGCGGAATATGGAACGCCTGCGCACCGATGCGCGTATGCGTTTTTGCGGGCCGCATAGTGAAATCTATCGCGGCATCATGGACAATCGTTTTGGAGGTTGATCATGGGTTGCCCTCGTTGTGGTTCCAGTCGTCCGTCCCGTCCGTCGAATCCCCCGTCCTCTCAGCAGCGCCCCGGCACTGCCCCGAACAGGCCGAATGTAATCAGTCCTACCAACAGCGCACGGGACGCTATCTCCGGGCTGCGGTATGTACCTGCGTCGTCCGGGAAGTAAGCAGGAATTGTCCGGGTTGTACAAGGCTCTTGCTTCCAACGACGCCATCTACATGCAGTTGATCAACGCATGGAAGGACAAGTTCGTTGAGGAGCATGAGCAGTGTGTGGCCCTTGCGGTCGCGGCATTATCCAATGAGAGCTTGAAAAGTCAGGCGCTTATCGCCAAAGGCAAGTGCGACATGCTCAAGGAACTCATTGAATTTGCCGAACAGTTCACCAATAAATAGGAGCGAAAACTATGTCTCAGGCAATGCCCGGCGGCACTGAACAGCCGCAGATTTCCAAAGCGTTTATGCGGGCTCCGTCCAATCCGTATTCTCGTATCGTCAACGAGAAGTTGCAGGCGATGAATAACCAAACGGCTACCCCGCCCGTGGCTCCGGTAACGCCTGCCCCTGCGCCGACCCCGGCCCCCAACCCGGCTCCGGCGGCTACCCCGCCCGTGGCTCCGGTAACGCCTGCCC